TAAAACTATCAGATGGAAGCCTCGGAAACGGGGCTTCTGTCTTTTCTAAGTGTACGGTTAACAATAGGAACCCATTCAGGCATATCCATTTCCCTGAAGCAGATATGCAGACCTATTGCACGTGTCATAAGCAAGTCGTCATGCTTGCCAGTAATAGCACCATACGCACCGTTCTGTTTTCGCTCATAGGTGTTGTATTCATCCAGACAGCGTTTGTCGCGCTCGATATAGAGCCGGTCGCGTACCACCTTGATGAGGGTAGAGATAATCATCGGCTTTGTTGACACATTGGTATGGAAGCCATATTTACGCGGTGCGCCCTCCCTTATTTCATCCTCCGACTGCTTGCGTGCATACAAGTTCGGGTAGATGTCTGAAATCTGATTGAGAATATATTGCGACTGGTCGCCACCTTCCACCTGCCGCTCCTTGTCGTGAGTCTCCAACGTGTTAGACTCAATGACCAGAAGAGAATTGTCGTAGAACGCCGCTATCTGTGCTGCACGCCAAGCGAGTTGGTCAATGTCACAATGTCCGTACCACTGAGCCACCACAGACGGCGGCTCGCTACCATCAATCATACTAAGCCTGTCGAATACCACGATAACAGACCAGTCAGCTTTATTGGAACGTCCACCCACATCGACAACGGTAAGATAACGGTTGACAACTTCGTAGCCTTCGAATGTTTCCGGCATTGCCCATATAGAAAGTAATCCTTGCCTGTCTGCACGGAAACGGAGATTGGAAAGTGCATCCTCTCCTTCGTCTCCATCAGCATATACCTCACCGATATACTGAGGCTGCTTGCAGAACCGCTCGAACTTCTTGACACGGTATTTGTCGAACACCATAGAACCAGAATGAACGAAAGCCTCCACATCATCAGAAGGGAACTCGGAAGCCATTACAGCAAAGTCGTCCTTACCTGCACGCTCCTCTATGTACCAGTTGATAGCCTCCAGTGTAGCCCCTTTCTCCCATAACGACCAAAGGTAGCGTCCGGACTCCTCACGATTTGACGGCACATAGGCATTCTCTCTATTCTCATACAGCCATTGTGCAAATTCACGCATTTCGTCAGCCGAAGCGAACTGCTTGGAATACTGCTCAATCTGAAACCACGATATAAAAAGAGCTTCATATTGTGATTTGATTGTAGGATCTGCAGCAGCCGTATATTCTGTGTGGAAGAAGTTTCCTGTTCCATTCGGTGTACTCTCCATCACGATCATCGTGAATGGTTCCAAAAGAATACCGGAACATGCCGAACGCACGATGTCCTGCGGTGACTTACCTTCTGTCTTTTGCCACAAACCGACCTCTGACAAATGCACAAGAGAATAGGCACCGCCACGGCATCCATTAGGACGCTCAGCAGTGCCAACCTTAATCTTGCAATTGCGTTGTGGAACGCGATGAGTGGAGCCTGACTTACCTACACCAACCAATTTCGGCTCATTCTCGGAATATGCCTCACCCAGTTTGTGCAGGAACTCTACCGGGTACCTGTCAATCATGAGGTCGAACATATCCTTGATTTCGTCAGACGCTGCTCCTTGATGTGCAATGATGAGCGAGTTTAGTCCCTTTCGATGGTTGAACTGAAGCCATGCCATGTAGAGCTGTGTTGTAGTAGAACCACCCCACTGTCGAGCCTTCAACAATATTAGTCGTATAGGGAGACGAGCTTTTCTCTTCGCTTCAAAACGAGACACCAAAATACGCTGCGGATAGTAAAGCCGGAACAACACGTCCTTACCAGCCTTCTTGTTGTGGATATAGACGAGCGTAGCCGCCCAGAAAGGGAAGTCGTGTTTGAAGCGTAGCCTTATGAGCTTACGCGAGACCTTGATGTAATCATCATCGTTTGGCTCAACATGGAGAACAGACGAAAGAAACTTGTCGATAGACCCAGCCTTGACAAGTTTCTTCACCATTTGTATTTTCATCATCTCTACAGGGAGCCATTGGACGGGTATGGCAAAGTCAGAGATACACACTCGCACACGTTCCCCTATGGACCCTTCACCCGTGACCGGGTCGAAGTGAGCGAACATCACCTCATTTCGCCGGTCGTTTTCAGCGAGTAAGCGTGCAATCTCTGTATCTATCATACTGGTTGTCATACCATCCATTCTTTATTCGGTAAATAAATTCGCCCACTGTACGAGGCGTGAGATAGAATTTCGGTGCAGGTTGATTTACTATTTTCGTCACAAGTTCGTACACCGATTTGTCGGGCTGTTTCTCACGTAGTATAACGAACCTTCGGTAAATCTCCTCAAACATTTCACGCTTGTTGCTCCTCATCCTTGGCATCGGTTTTCCAGCTGCCATTGCTGAAATGACAATAGCAGCCCTCTCATCGCTCACCCAAAAGCGAGAAGCCGGAGACTGAGCGACAAGTTCGAAGATGACCGGCATCACGATGATGGATGCCTCTGCGAGTTTCTCCCGATATGCCCTCATGAGGTCGTTATTACGTTCGCGTGTAAATTCAAGAATGCTGCCAAAGTATTTCATAAAAGTGCCCGATTGTTTCCTCAAAGTTACAGAAACGAGGTCACAAAAGTTAAAAGTCAGTCCACATCTTATATAGGTATTTTTGCAAATGAATATGACACATTCTAAAGATTTTGAAGATAATGGCTGATAACAACGGAGTTAAGAGCAGACGCGACCAACAGTTGGAACGGCTGCGAAAGAAATATCCCGACAAGAAGTTCGAGGATGATGAGGAGATTTACGGTCAGATTTACGACGATTACGACCAATACGAGCAGGATCTTAGCGGCTACAAGGACAGGGAAAAGGCCATGTCCGACATGTTTGCCGCTGACCCGAGAAGTGCGCAGTTCCTTGCTGATATGCACAATGGTAACGACCCCTACGTCGGGCTTGTAAAAAACTTCGGCATAGAAATACAGGACGTACTTGACGATCCTGAAATGCAGGAGAAGATAGCCGAGGCCAACAAGGACTATGTGGAGCGTGTAGCCAAGTCAAGACAGCTTGACGAGGAATATGAGAAGAACATGGACGCAAGTCTTGAAACCCTTCGTCAGTTCCAAGAAGAGCGTGGCATGAGCGACGAACAGATTGACGCTGTAGTTGATGCCGTTTTGACCGTGGTTCGTGACGGTGTAATGGGCAAGTTCTCGAAAGAGACTCTTGCAATGTTCGTGAATGCCATCAACCATGACAGTGATGTAGCCTCAGCAAGTGAAGAGGGACGTGTTGCCGGACGCAATGACAAAATTGTGGAAGGCTTGCGCAAGCGAGACAAAGGCGACGGCACTGCGCCACTGAACGGCAAGAATGGCGGTGCGCCCAAGAACAAGAGAAACATGGACATCTTTGACTTTGCAAATGCTGCAAAATAATACGTCATGAGCATTAGTGTAGAATTTCCAAATACAAAGCCACGTGAACCCTCACAAGGAAGTGCAGGATTGCGAACACATATCGGTGGTGCCTGTACCACTGTAAGTGCGTTAATGGAAGCAAGCAAAGCTATACATAACGAAGGCTTTGTGAAGAAAAGCATTGTCAAGGTACCGGCAAAAACGAAACATAACAATAACAAATAAAAACAAATTAAAATGAGCGTAGAAGTAACAACAACCCAGCAACAGAACTCTGGCAGTGCAAACACGCCAGATAGTCCTGAACTTACTCCAAGTGCTGGTTCCGCTGGTCTTCAGACACAGTTAGGTGGTGCGCCTACTACCGTCAGTGGAGTAGAGAACGCATCAGGAGGTATGGGCGAACTTGTAATGCCCGAAGTTGACAAACGAATTTTCATGTTTGAACGTGATCAGAACTCTTTGATGCAGCTTATGCTGATGGCAAAGTCCGTGAACGTTCATAGCATGGAAGTGAAACACTATGCAATTGACCAAGGCACACCAATCGTTACGGTTGCATCTGTTAATGGCAATACTATCACGTTGGTAAATGCCGACCAGAAGAAAGTTCGAGCATACGACACTCTTATGGTCAAGGGAGTCAAAGGCTACGACTTTATCGGTGGTACCAATGTCAAGAGCCGTCGTCCCCTCCAGCTCTTTGTAAAGAGCGTGAACAACGACGACACAATCACCTGTATAGCAACCAACGGTGTTAAGGAGGCTGCGACAGACCAGTATGGCAGTCTTCCAACAGCAACCTCTCCAACAGCAAGCAATACCAATATCATAACAGCAGGTACGAAGTTAGTACGTATGGCTAATGCCATGTATGAGACTCAGAAGTGGGTTGACCCCAATACTGTCATTCCTTCTCCAGACGACTTGTACTTGCAGAAGCGAGGTATGACAAGCATCGTATCAAAGTATCTTGCCGACCAGAACATGGAGATACCTTACGATGAGGCTGTCAAGGCAGAGGCTCAGTTGCGTGAGTTCAAGGCTGCCGGCAACCGTACGCTTCTCATTTCTCAGCAGAACAAGATGCTTGTACGTTCAAGCATGGGTGATGACCAGTGGGACTATACAACCAATGGTGTTCGTTGGCAGGTGAAGCGTGAGGTGAAGCATCGTGGCAAGTGGACATTTGAGGATGTAATGTCTCTCATCAAGCTATACTACGGTGGTGCAGACAAGCCTAAGTCCGGTCTCTTCCTCGTTGGTAACAATCTTGGTCAGAGCTTGCAGCTCATTGACTGGAGCAAGCATACAGAGGTCAAGATGGAGCCTTACACAAATGAGAGACTTGGCTGGAAGGTGACACGCCTTTCCTGCATCTTCGGTGAGCTTCAGATTAAGATTGAGCCGACGTTCAATGATTGCGGCTACGAGAACAGCGGTCTAATTGTTGGTGAAGACCGTTTGGTTCACTATGTACGTCGTGGTGAGAGCAGCTACACTGAGGACGTTGAAGGTGAAGAGGCTACACGCAATGGTGTTCTCGTCAGTGACGCTCTTGGCTTGAAGGGCAACTGTCACATCTGGGTTGATGGTGACGATGATGATGACGACACCGCTCCTGCAGCAGACGAGTTCCGCTTGTGGAGTAGTGACACAGCTCCAACCGAAGCTGATCTCGAAGATGGCGTAATTTACGTGTTCGCTTATGGCATGAACATCAAGTCAGGCACAGCAACTATTACTGTGAGTGCAGGAGACGCATTCAAGTACAATGCGACAGGCGAGAACGAGAAGAAGTGGGTTCGTTTCTACGGCCCTATTTCAGCTGAGTAACTTTTTAGTCAACGCTAATTATGGGGGTGGATGCGCTTTAAGTCAATCCGTCCCCATTTTTAATAAAAAAATATAACATGGAAATTAAAACATACGGAGTATATGGTCTCACGGAATGGCACGGTAAAGTTAAGGCAGGCACCATTGAGGCGAACTTATCGTTCGTTGGTGGCACGTCTTCTCCAACTGGTTCGCAACCTGCATACATGGTGACCAAAGACCCAATTACACAGTTTGTAATTGAGAACTCAAAGGAATACAAGAGTGGTTTTATCCGTCTCGTAATGCGTCAAGTACTGCCCGGTACTCACATGCGAATTGCTACCCACAAGTCTATTCCTGACAGTGACGAACAGGTGAATGAGCATTTGTCTGAAGAAATAAAGACAGAAACAGTGAAGCCGACTGTGGAAGTAGAAACGCCTACACCAGAGACAGGCATCGAGCCTATAGAGGACGAACGTGGTCTTACTGAAGTTGAGTTCAGTACCAACCAAGAAGCCAAGGACTATCTTACAAAGACGTTTGGTGTGAAGAGTGGTACGATGAGAACTCGTGCAGAAATTATAGCTGTAGGTGAAACCCATGGCGTTAAAATCACTTTTGTAACCGAGTAATCACAGCAATGGTATGGTGTACAAAATCGAAGTCGTGGAGCGTGACGTGCGCATTGCTATTGACGAGAACAAGACAAGCGAGCAGCTCATCAGCGATGAGGACATTGACACCTTATCGTTGAATGACATCATCCGCTCAAAGATAGTGGAAGCCGTTCGGCGTGTAGAGTCGTCCGCTCCCGTTCACTACTTGGAAGAAGGTCACGTATTTGGTGATGCCATCTACTGGGAGGAGAACGGAAGCGGTTGGACTCTGCTGCCCGATGATTTCATGCGTCTTGTTGCCTTTCGCATGAGCGACTGGGAACGCACCTGCTATATGGCCATATCAGCAGACGACCCATTGTATGACCTGCAATCGTCAAGATACAAGGGTATTCGTGGCAATGTCCAGAAGCCGGTGTGTGCCGTAGTGAACCGTGCCGAGGGCAAGGTGTTGGAGTTCTACAGTTGCAACAGTGAAGAAGCCTACGTGAAACGTGCCTCATACATTCCTTATCCGAGCATAGACGAGGAGGACGGCATAGACATCAGCGAGCGTTGTTACACAGCCGTGGTCTATACTACGGCTGCATTAGTATTAACCGCCTATGGTGCGAGCGAGCAAGCTGCCGCAATGAACACCTTGGCAAAAAGCATTTTTGAATAATGAGTTCAATACCAACAAAACAGATAGATGGTGACGTTGCGGTTAGTCGTGACGTTAACATCGGCGGCAAGGCCACCATACGCGGTTCGGCAAAGGTCGGCCACAATCTGACCGTTGACGGCTGGCTTGAAGCCAAGAACATAAAAGGCCCGAACAAAGGCCTGTTCAAAACGGCGGCACAGCTACGCGAGGCTTACCCTAATCCTCATGAAGGATGGTGGGCGTTGGTGACCGTAGAAGGCAGTGCAGCGTCAGATCATCTTGGCCAGCTCTATGTAGCTGACGGTGGTACATGGGTAGCGCAAGTTGAGAGCAACGGTAATCCGCTGCTGAAGGGTAATCCTACGGTTGATAGCACCGAGTACATGGAAGCCGTGGAGGGAATGACAGCCGATCTCGAAGCCGTGAAGGTGGACGTTAACCAGAACAAGGAAGACGTGCGCAGCCTACGTTCTACACAGACCACGCAAGGCGAGAGCATCAACACCCTCAACACAAAGATGGGCACAGCCCAGAGCGACATCAACACACTGAAGAAGACTGTAAGCGACAACAAGACCGAACTTTCGAGCAGCATCAGCGGTGTACAGAAAGACCTCACGTCATTCAAGAAAACCAAAGGACAGCCCAACGGACTTGCACCATTGGATGAGCAGAACCAGATACCTTCGCAGTATCTGCCCGACTATGTGGACGACGTGCTTGAGTTCAACGGAAGCTTCAATGACATTACTTCGCAGATGATGTCGTTAAACAAATACTCAACGGACGAGAACTGTAGCGTTGTCTTCAGCAAAGACGCTGGGGCTTTTGTGCTGAAATATACGCAGCCATCGAAAACGGAAGGTGACTTGCGCCCGACCATCACTTACTACAACAACTGGATAGACGGTGACCTTTACGGTGAGGGCACTATGAAAGGCCGTGTGCCACACAGCGGCAAGATTTACATAGACGTTACAGCCAACAAGACTTATCGTTGGGGAGGCAGCACGCTTGTTGCAATAGGTTCGGACTTGGCATTGGGCCATACCAGTGGCACTGCATATCCCGGTGACGAGGGAGCCGAGCTAAATAGCACACTCCAGACAGCGAACATACGCATTGAGGGTATAAACATTCTTCGCTTTGATGGAGTGTGGGACGGTACCGGCAAGGCACCGAGTCGTGGTTTGTGGTATGCTCCAAGTTTGGACTACGAAGGAGAGTGGTGCTTCCGTAAGTTCGGAGGTGTTAGTACAGAGACATACGGTTATCCGGAAGAAATGTATAACACCGACAGCGTAGGACGTGCGGACCATATCTATTGTTGTGCAGACGAGTTGTTCCGTATCGTTGACAAGAAGATGCAGAGGATTGGCGGCAGCGGCAGCTCTGCCAGCATTTACAACCCGACGGTGGAGCAGGGAGGACACTACTATGTGTTGTGTGATACCGACGATACGGCCAATTCAGCTGTTCACGCAGCGAAGGAAAATGGCAAGGCTGCAGTAGGCCTGATGATAACCTTCGCATTGAAGAAAGGCACTTGGAAGACTTACCAGTATATCGGAGCCAATACGGAAGATAATAACTGGTACGACACAGAGAACTGGAAAGACTTCGGTTCGATGGTGCAGGGTTCAGAGTCGATGATAGACATTGACATCATAGCCCCTCTACCTACAGGCTTCTACACCCTTGGCACCGCACTTGCAGCTCTGAAAACCTATCAAGAGACAACAAGTGTGAACTATCAGAAGCGCGGTTTGGTGATAAGTTACACGACGGAAGCCAATAAGGTAGAGACCAAACAGTATCAGGGCGACTCCATTGCGGACTTCTACGAGGCCGGGCTTTGGCAGGACTTCGGCGGCGGCAGTAAACTTGTGGCGAGCGACACGATGGAAGCTGGCGGTACAGACGCTTTCTCTACAGGAGGAGCGTATAAGGTTGTGCCAACGGAGATAGAGGCTACAGAGGAAGAAGGCAGCGTATCACTGAAGCTAAAAAACAAGGCTGGCGACACCCTGTCTGAAGCCCAGTTCAGTGTGGGCACCGGTACTGGAGGTGGCGGTGGAACTACACTTGCCATCAACTTTGAGAACGACCCCTTCTATGTTCGTGCAGGAGGCACAGCCATACTGAAAGCCGCCATCCGCAGTGTGACCCAGCTATCCGATGGATCATCGCAGGACAACAAGATACAGAGTGTGGTGTTTATCAATCGCACGACCAAGACCACCGTAGCCTCATTCAAGCCCAATCAGGCAAGTAGTTCCTCGTTGAAGTCGTACACCTTCGAGTTTGACCTAAGCACCATTGCAGCCAGTGCTGGTAGCGTAGAGCTGCAAGCCGTAGCCACCGATGCCACCGGCAAGACAGCCACGAGAAACGTGGAAATGATAGCCGTTGATGTGACCGTAGAGAGCAGCCAGACACTGAGCTATACGAAGAGCACCACATTGCAGGTTGGCGGTCAGAAGGTAAGCATCCCCATGTATCGTTTCCCAAACAATGCCTCAGACAAGGGTATCCAGACGAAGATAGAGATATACCGCAACGGCGTTTGGGAGACGCTGGAGAGTGTATTGGTTAAGGACACCTACACCCATAACGTGACCATCGACCCACAAGGCATGGGCCACGGCGCATATCCTCTGCGCATACAAGGGCAGGACGTAGCATCAGGACTGGAAGGTAACACGCTGCATACCGCAGTCATGGTGATAGAGCAGCGTGAGAGCGTGAGCGACTACACGAAGCCCATCATTGTGGCACGATGGTATGACGACAGCGACGGCAAGACAAAACTCTTCAAGACCGTCAGCTTTGACATAGCCTGTTATCAGCGAGACAACGCCAACCCGAATGTAGAGGTGAAGGTGAAGAACGAGACCACTGACGAGACAGAAACGATTGCCAACAAGGTTATGAACCGCAGCAGTTACTACACGATAGAGAAACGCATTGTGGGTTATAACGACGGCGACACATTGATCTTCGATGCAACATGTGGCGAGGTACGTCTGGCGGAGCAACTAAAAGTTGTCATTGACGGCAGCATGCTTGCCATCAGCGAGACCGAGGGCGCATACTACAAATTGAGCTTTGCCGGCAGAAGTAACGACGACATCGACAAGAGCATCAAGGCCACCTGTGCTGACGGCAGCATTGTGGAAGTGAAGGTAAACGGCAGTAACTGGTCGAGCAACGGTTTTGTTGCCGACAACTTCGGTACGGAGAAAGCAGACGGCAGAATGGCACTACGTGTGGCTGAGAATGTGACGGCAGCATGTAGCGACACACCATTGGCAAGCAAGGACATACCCACCAACGGTATGGCACTAAGCTTTACATTCAAGGTTAAGAACATTGCCAAACGTAATGCAAAGATTATGTGGTGTATGGGCGAGCGATTGGGTTTTGTGCTTACTGGAGAGAAATTCATTGTGACCACCGCAGGTGATAGCGATGAGGCTTTGAAAGACGTTCAGACAACCGCCGCCACCTCCTACCTTGACGACACCGTATATCGCATAGACATTGTGATAGAGCCACAAGCCAGAGCACCCTATAGCGGTGTGATGCTGTGCAAGGTGTTCCAGAACGGCGATGCAGCAGCTTGTGTTCCCATCAGCACAGTCAGCGGCTTCCCCAACATTGCGGACATGATACACTTCGACGGTACAGATGCTGACCTTTACCTGTATGAGGTAGTGCGATGGAATACCTACTATGACTTTATTCAAGCATTCAACAACTACATCGTGAACCTCACAGACACGACTGCCATGCTGACCGAGTATGAGCAGAACCAAGTTATGAGCGATGTTACAGCTGAGGGCACGACGAAACCACGCCCCGATATGCAAAAGTTGTTAGACCGCGGTATCATGGTTGTGGCAATGACGCGCACTTCGGACAAGAACCTTAGCAAAGACGGTGGCGCGGTAACGGACAGCGAGATATATTATCCTGACTACATCGAAGGTTTGAGGGACAAAAAAACGTCCGTTTTGATGGACTGGTATATTTATTTCCCCGACCGTCCGTGGGCAAACTGCGTTATTGAAGCCATCCCGACGACAAACCAAGGAACTTCGACACTTGCCTACGGTGTCAAGAATAAGAAGGGCAAGGGTAAGAAGGCGAAGAGGATTAGAATGCTCTACACAAGAGAGCAGATTAGTGAGATGTACAATGGTGATGAGACTATTCTTGCCAAGTATGACGACGCAGCAGCTCTTGCGAAGAAAAAGAAGATCCGCGTGAAGGAAGGCAGTACGCCTATACAGAACATTACCATCAAGGTTGACTACTCGGACTCTGCCGGTGCCAACAACTGTGCCATGATGGAGCTTATGAACGACACGCAGATAGCCCTTGGCAGTGACTATATGACCCCTGCACAGCGACACAACACCGACAAGAGCGAAGAACTGCATACGAGCATTGACGGTGTGACGTGTGCCCTCTTCCGTACCGACTACCGCATAGGTCAAGACAAGGGGACACAGGCCGCTACACTTCCTGAGAACGCCTACTTCCACTCGAAGGCAAACTTCAATGCCGACAAGGGTAATCCCCACTTCTTCGGTTTTGAGGACGTTAAGGGATATAATTACGGTTGCGTGAACTATGGCGACTTCAAGGAAATGGTAGCTCCGAGAGATACCACCATTGATACCTATAAGGCCAGTGTTCTTTCAGACACAAGCTCATTGATACCGGGCACGCTGTATATGCTGAGTGAGTTCTGTGGTCCGGAAACACGCTTCATTGAGAACGATGGTACCGGAACCATGACAGAGATAGGTGAGGTGGCCGTGGAAGACAGTCATGTGCTTGACAAGACCCTCTCCGAGGTACAGGCAGACAACGTCAAGAACTACGACTGGGGAACAGCCTACAAGACATCTGACGGAAAGTATGTGCAGTATAAAGGAGGAGCATGGAAGGACACCACAGGCACCATGACTTATGACAATGCCACTAATAAATGGAGCGTGCAAGGCCGCGTGCTGAACCCTGTGGAGTGCTACGAATACAGACAGTATCAAGAGTTCTGTTGGCAGCAGGGCGTGAACAGCGTGGACGATATGCTAAAGACGCTGCACACCGACGATGGCGATGTTCCAGTGTGGAGCACATATTACGAAATGCGCTACCCTGACGACGACGACTTGAACGCCCTGTATGCGTCGGGCAAGAAAGTTCCGTACCAGCTGTATAGAGAGTTGGCCTTCTGTCAGCAGTGTAACCAGAACTTGACCGACAATGCCGAGGAGAACGCCGCCAAGAACCCCGATGGCAGCGAGAAGGTGTTCAACGGTGCCGGTGCGAGCACAACCATTACCCTTGGCGGCAAGACCGTAGCCGGCACCAAGGAGAACCGCAGGAAGAAATGGCAGCAGGAGATGCACAAGTATTTCTCGCCCCATTCAACTCACTGCTATGTTGTAGCGAGCGATTATAAAGCCACCGTGGACCAGCGAGCCAAGAACATGATGATTGCTGTTTACTTGGAGACCGACGGTAGCATGCGCTACTACTTCAACCATTGGTATGACGGAGACTCATGTGACGAGGCAGACAACGACTGCTACCTGACCATTCCTTGGGATATGGACGGAGCAGCGAGCCATCTGTATCAAGGATGGGACGGTGTAATGTTCCAACAGAGTTATGCCTTGTTTGACAGAGGCGAAAGCGTATGGCTTAATGATGCAGGTACGGAGACACTGACCCTTCATGACACGGCGGCAAAGATGCGTGCCACGAAGACCAAGACCGGCCTTGAAATCTTCTCGACCGACGGCTGCTACCGCTACTGGATGACAGACCGAATCTTGAAATGGCCAAAGGTGGTAAGTTCGTTTGACGGAGAGCGTAAATATATTGAAACCGCTACCGCTGCTGACAACCACTACCCAGCCTTGCATGGTCTGCGACTGGAGAGTCTGCCAGCCTTCCAGCGCAAGCGTTTCGCATACAGAGACGGCTACTTCCAGACTGGTGATCTGTTCCGTCATTTCTTCCAAGACCGTGTAATGGGACCCATCACGGTGAAGATAACGGCAGCGCAGGACGGCTACTTCGCCATGGGCGTGGACTCTACCTCATCTGCAAAGTACAGTTGCTATCTAAAGGAAGGCGAGAGTCACACCTTTACTGAAACGGCAGCAGGAGAAGGCGGCAAGCTCATCTACATCTTCGGTGCAGACAAGATAAGCGAGCTTGACATCAGCGGCTGTTCTCCTAAGAATTCAAACTGGATGCTTAGCGAGTGCACCTTACTGCGCAAGCTCGTCATTGGCGGTGAAGGATATACTCCAGCCTATACCACCGACATACTGAGCACGCTGAACTTAGGGCAGATGCCTTTCTTGGAGGAACTTGACATCAGGAACACGATGATAACCGACGTGAATGCCTCGCTGTGTCCTCGCCTAAGAAAGGTGTTGGCAGAAGGCAGTCTGTTGAAGAACATCACACTGGCAGAGAGTTCACCAATAGACACGCTGCACCTTCCCGGTACTATGACGACTCTGTACTTCAAGAACCTTCCTAATCTGACCTATCCCGGTGGTTTGACCATTGACGGAATGGCTAAGGTGACGAAGCTGTTTTTGGACGGAAGCCCGAAGATAGATGCCATGACGCTGCTGCGAGAGGTAACCACGGCCAGTGCGCTGAAGAGTGTACGCATAGCCGGCCTTGCTGCTACGGAAAGCGTTGAGCTGCTGCGAGCCATCAAGAACCATGAAGCCGTAGGCATAGATGCAAACGGAGCAGACTATGACGAGAGCGGCCAGTGTAGCGGACTGATAGGCAGATGGATCCTGACCCTACTTTCAGAGGAGAGTGAGATTGCGGAGCTGAAGCGTTACTTCCCGAACCTTGAAGTTATAAACTCGCAATTCTCTGTCATAAAGATAGACGATGTGGTGAGCGGTGACTTCTGCGAGAAGTACAGCAACCCCGAGAACCAGACAGGAGCCGATTACGATAAGAGCTTTGTGGCAAGCGGCCATACATTGAAGATATTGCAGGACACCCATGCTTACAAGTGTACGTACAACTCCAAGCTGAAACAGATGGAGGGTGTGCAATTGAGCGATGCAGACTTCAATACTCTTGCCAGTGGTGAGAGCTTCGATGTAGGCGACAGCGCAGGTGAAGGCTTTGACATCTTCCACCACTTGCCTCATTATTGGTACAAGGGCGTGAACGACTACAAGAACCAAGTAAAGTATATCATTCACTCAATTACAGATAATGAGCCATTATCGACTGTAAACAACCGCAAGGAGGCATTGCTTTCAGAGCTGCTCTATGCAGAAAATACAGGCGTGTATGCAGATGAGGCAACAGTTGGCGAGACAGTTGGCGATAATATTATTGCCACAGCAGCCAATGCGAATGCCTACCGTATGGACGTTGAGGGCATGAAGCAGGTAAGATGGCCGGGACTTAACCACGCTCGTCTTGGTGCCGTCTTTACGGATGCAAACGGCAAGATAGTGGGCAAGTTCATTATGATGGTGAGTCACGCTTACTTCGACTTCTCAATCGGTAACTATGTGTTCTGCGATGTGCCAAACGGTGCTAAGTGGATATACTTCACTTCGTATCGTGACATTGGCGACATAAAGTGTCTTGCTGTTGACAGCGAGCATATAGAGGCAATAGAACCAGAATGGACTGAGCACACCGTTGGTGAGTTCGACAGTCTTGTGGGAACATACCCCATCACTATTGACGGACTGAAACGACCTCGAAGCATATCGGGTGCAGTACGTTCAAAGAAAGGTGACGGCACTTCACAGACCTCGTCAGAATGGGCATACGACACGGACGGTAACCCGACCGAAATGCCGACCGGGACAATGCACTACACTGACAAGGATTTCCAGAACAGTGCGCACATGCGCGGAGAGGGCTACCAACTCCAAGACTATGAGCAGCACAAGGAAATCAGCAACCTATGGTGGGCGACCCATGGCACGACCAATGAGCAGTCTGTTGTGGGCAATGGTGCACATGACAGCACTCTCAACAGTCGTGACGACATCGGCATGGCGGACACATTGTATGTGGGCAACTCCATGAACTCAATCATGGGACTCAAACACTATGTGGGCTGTGATAGTGAGTGGATGGACTACATTGCAGGAAATGTGAAGAGCTACGAGACGTTCTACAAGAACCGTTGCGTGGAGACGAACGAAGATCCTGTAGATTATGTGTTCCACATCTTCGACCCGATTAAGAAGACGGAGCGAACCGTGCAGAGTGTGAACAGCGGAGGTAACTGCGTTGTGAGAGTGGTGCATGGTGCCAAGTGTGACATCTTGCCGAGCAAGGTGCATCAGACTGACACCAGCAAATACACCACACACTATGCAGCAGGAGTATGGTTCCCGGGCAGTAGAGGCCGCTGTGTTCTGCGGTCTGGCTACTACTCGAATGCGTACAGCGGTCTCGCTTATGCGTACGCGAGCTACGCTTCTTCGTACTCGAGCACGATCTACGGCGGTCGGCTGGCCTTCCGCGGAAAATTCGTGATTGTTGACTAAGCGGAAAGCGAAAGCTCGAAAAAAGCGTCAGAGGGAGAGCCGACGAAAGGAGGCTGCTCCCTCTCCCTTTTTATCTCGCGTCAGCGAGATTTTTTTTAGGCTCTGCAAAATAAAAGCAAAAGTTGTATGATATATCAACTTTTTGTATTACCTTTGCACCATGAACTCAGAACGGAGAATACTGGTTTACAAAGATTATTTCCTCACGTTCTACCGCACCTTGGAAGCAGGAGCACAGAAGAAGATAGACTATGTGCTTGATGTGCTGAAGATGCAGGACAGAGTGAGCGAGAAATTTGTAAAGTACATAAAGGATGGTCTCTATGAAATAAGAGCCTCCTACAATGGTAATATATATCGAGCGTTCTTCATTTTCGACGAGGGCAACATCGTGATGCTCTTCAACGGCTTTCAGAAGAAAACCCAGAAGACACCCTCCAAAGAGATAGACAGAGCACTTGAACTTAAAAAGGAATATTATGCAGGAAAGAAATGACATTAGCAGTTTTGATGCCATTCTTGACGCCAAGTATGGAGCAGTAGGAACTGCGGAAAGAGAGGCTTTCAGAAAAGAAGCCACCAACTATTGCGTGGGACAGATTATCTATGATGCCCGTAAGCAGGAGCACATGACCCAATCTGACCTCGCAAAGAAAGTCGGTACGGACAAGACCTACATATCACGCATAGAGAAAGGTGTGATAGAGCCTGGTGTGGGAATGTTTTTCCGCATCATTGACGCTTTGGGACTAAAAGTGGACATTGTGCGTCCGATAGTATAACAAGAAACAAAAGGCAGAAAATCCCACGCGCCGCTGTGTTCTGCGGTCTGGCAACAACTCGAATGCGAACAGCGGTCTCGCTTATGCGAACGCGAACAACGCTTCTTCGAACTCGAACACGAACTACGGCGGTCGGCTGAAATTCTAAGTGGTACTTAATCGGGGGACTCTGACGTGGCACGAGGATTGCCGCAAACAAACTCCGAGGGATTAGAGCCTCGGCAACAGCATGATAAACGAATTATGGAAAGCCGGAACACGACATTAACCACATGTGGGGAGTGCGCAAGTATCTCCCCACAGGACAGGAAGGCTGTCAACACATTGGAAGACTTGTTAGGACAGGTAGAAGCACCGACTTCTATCTGTTTTCCTTTATATAACCTCATCCCAGAAATTATTTCGGACGAAAACATGGAACGCTCGTTCAAGCGTGTCATGTCGAACCTTCATAACGCAGACACGCGAAGCGGAATAAAATGGAGGGAGACGGTTGTTATAGATGGTGTGGAATGTACTCCACGCATGGTGCGCTATATGAGACGCAAGAAAGAAATTATTGCCGAGTTGAAAGAACAAATAGGTAATGGAACTTTCCGCGTTGTTCGTTTATCCTCGTTTGAAGTGGACGATGGTCCGAAGAGAAGAATGGTTCAAGCACCTCCTGTTGTGAAACGTATAGGCTGCAATGCCATCATGGAGATTGTGGAAAAACACCTTTCGCCATTGCTAATTGAAAACACGGCAGCTTCGATAGAAGGACGCGGCCCACACGGACTATTCCACAAGATGCAGGAAGTTAGAGCCGAGAACCCCGACCTTATATATTATTATCAAAGCGACTATAAAGGATATTATGACCACATACTGCACGACAAGATGATAGACATCATCAAGCAGTATATTGCCGACCCGATATTACTCCCTATTCTAATAGACTTTGTGAAGGTGTTGCACCCGGATGGCAACGTAGGCATCAGCAAGGGACTACGCTCCTCACAGTTCTTCGGCAACCTGTATCACAATGACATTGACCATGCCATGATAGAGGAATGTGGAAAGGATAATTACAACCGCTTTTGTGACGACATATACATATATGGAGACAATAAAAAAGAGTTGTGGAAACACAGGGACACACTGCACAGACTAAGTAAACCCTACAATTTGATAATCAAGACGAGCGAGAAGGTAGCCCCAGTGAGCGCAGGAATGGACGCACTGGGGTATATTGATTACGGTGACCACTCACGAATACGCAAGCGTACAAAAGTAAATGCTGCAAGGAAACTCGCAAAGATAAAGTCGAGAAAGCGAAGACAACAAATTATAGGCTCGTTCAAAGGAATGGCATGTCATGCAGACTGCAAACATTTATATTACATTTTAACAGGTAAAAGAATGAAGAAATTTTCTGAAATGGGCGTGACCTATACCCCTGCGGACGGCAAGAAACGTTTTCCGGGCAAGGTGACACGCTTGGGAGACATCGTGAACATCACGATTGAAATCCACGATTACGAGACACTGGACACAAAGTTTGGCGAAGATCGCTACTTGGTGTCGTTCAAGAACCCTGTGACGCAGGAATGGGGCAAGTTCTTCACCGCATCGGACGAGATGAAAGGCATCCTCGACCAGATAAGCGACATCGAGGACGGCTTTCCGTTTGAGACTGTCATCAAGTGCGAACAGTTTGACGGAAACAAGCGAAAGTATAACTTCACATAAAGCGGCTCACTAAAGATAAAAGCGTGAATTGGGCTGCATACTATATCTTTGCCTCAACAAAATCATAGCGACAATGGAAAAGATATACGGCACAACCAAACGTCAGGACGGACTGCAACGAGTAGGCAAGAATAAATGGCTGCTCTATTTCGGTCTGTATAAAACAGAGAGCGGTACATACGAATACCGCCATACGTTCACGCACAAGCCCACGCTTGACGAGATAAAGAAACTTGTTTGGGCTATGATAGACGCAGAGACCAAAGACAAGATTGTTAATCAGTTTGAGTATGAGGGCATCAAGGTTTGGCTCACAGACGAGAAGCAGCGTAACTTTGCCTCTATTGAGAACAACGAAAGTGTTACATTCCCACTTACGTTGAAGCTCAACGAGAAAGCTGACGCTACACCAATCTATCATACCTTCCAGACGCGAGACGAGTTCAAGAAGTTCAGCGAGGCCGCTGCATGTTTCATTCTTGAAACCATCAGGAACGGATGGAAGGAGAAGGACAATGTAGATTGGGACGTGTTTGACATGTAATCACAACATTATCAATAAGAGGAACAGGAGAAATCTTGCTCCTCTTTTTTTGTGCTACAATAGTTAAAACGACGCTCACCGGTTAAGTCGCTAAATTTGCCAAGAACATAAAATCATAATGGCAATGAAAAAGATTATTACATGGTTAAAATCCAGCAACCGCGGCAGACATATCGTAGGTGGCGTTCTCATCGGCTTGGGAGCTGATGATACCTACTGTGCGCTGTATGCCGGAGCTGGTGTAGCCGGAGCCTTGGAACTTAAAGACAAGTTGTATGGCGGCAAATGGGATTGGGTTGACTTCGGTTGTACGATGGCCGGAGTAGTTGTAGGACGCTTAATAAGAGTAGCACTGACAGGAAGATGAACGATGTAAGTCAAGTTACGCAGGTTGCTAAAGGTATTAGCGACTATGGCATGATGGCAATAACGGCAGCCTTTTTCCTTCTTCTTTCCGCTTTCATGATGGTGGCACTCTTCCGTTGGTTCAAGAGCATCATTGAGCAGATGATGCAGGACCAGAAGGACAGCATGCACAACCTTGCCGAAGAGACACGTAAGCAGAACGACATGCTGCAAGACATATCAGAGGGTCTTCGTCCAGAGACATTGTTACGCATCCGCAACCTTACGGGTTTTGCTTTCGACCTCAGCATTGAGCAGGTGTGCCGACTTATCAAGAGGGTGCGCAAGGAAAACCATATCGCGGATCATGAAGCGACGGCAGCTAAGATACGCAAGTCATTGCTCGTTATCCACAATGACCGCAATTCACGGTTTGACTCGTTTACGTATCGAGGCAAATCCATTTCTGAGTTCTGTAGCCCGGAATGGGTGGAGGACGTAGCGAAGATAGTTGAAGGTGAGATTTACCATGAGGACGGCGAGAACAATGCCAGAGCCTATACTAACGTGAAGCTCGCCTACGACAATATCAAAACAGATTTCTATCAACGGTTAAACTATTGATGTATGATTGTATTGATTGACAACGGCCATGGGGTGAACACCCCCGGCAAATGCAGCCCGGACAAAAGGTTGCGTGAATATGCGTATGCAAGAGAGATTGCAACGCGAGTTGTGAACGAGCTTCGCGGCATGGGCTACAATGCAGAGCGTGTTGTGGAAGAGGAGCAGGACGTTGCACTGTCTGTACGCTGCAAGCGTGTGAACGACATCTGCAAGAAAGTAGGCACCAAGAACGTACTGCTTGTCTCGATCCACAACAATGCAGCAGGAGGCGACGGCAAATGGCATGAGGCGCGAGGCTTTTCTGCCCATGTAGGCATGAACGCATCCGCAAAGAGCAAGGCCTTGGCGCAGTATCTTTGGAACGAAGCAATACTTCAAGGACTGAAAGGCAACCGTTGTGTGCCCTATGCCAAGTACATCGCCCAGAACCTTGCTATCTGTAGAGACACGAACTGCCCTGCAGTGTTGACGGAGAACCTTTTCCAAGACAACAAAGAAGACGTTGACCTACTGTTGAGTGAGGAAGGCAAGGAGAAGGTGACAACCGTGCATGTGAACGCTATTGTTGAATTTATCAAAGACTATTATGGATAAGAAGATTTTAGGCTTTTTGTGGGCAATGTTAGGTGTGGTTGTTGGCATCGTCTGTCTGGTTGGCATCGTGCATTGCGGAGGCTACAGCAAAGATCATGAACCTGCAGATGTGGTGCGTGACACTGTGATTGACACCATACCTTACTATAAGCCAGTACCCAAGGACAGTTTGGTGTTGACGTACAAGACCGTGACCCTTCCCAAGAGTGACAAGGCGCAGCCATCTATCCGTGCGGACACACAACCGGCAGAAAGCTGTACACAAAACGATGCGGCAGATGTGCGTGACAGTACGGAGGTTGCTATCCCCATCATCCAAAAGATGTATAAAAGCAGTGACTATACGGCATGGGTGAGCGGATATGACGTGCAGCTTGACAGCATCTATGTATATCCCAAGCATGAGTATGTAACGCGCAAGATTAAGCAGCCTCCTAAGAAATGGCATATCGGTGTGACGGCAGGTTACGGCTTCGGCAAACAAGGTATGCAGCCATATATAGGCATCGGACTAACGTATTCACTAATCTCATTCTGACATGGAGACAATCACCGTACAGATATTCAAGGACGACGTTTATGAAGAGGTGGCAAAGGCTACCGACTACACAGGCGCGAAGCTGATAGACGGCGACGAGGGAGCGCGAGACCGCATCCTCGCCACGGACAGCGACCTTTCTGACCTCGGCAGGTTTTGGGAGGAGTCGGTGCTTGCCACCAATGAGAGGCTGAAAGAGATGATCGTGAGCGGAGCTACGAAGCAGATACTTGTAACGATAACTCCTATTCCACCCATACAACAACCTAAAGATGTGGAGGCACAGAGCATCGTTGTTCCGTCGCTTGCGACGAGGACAGGCTACGAAGCTGTGCTGGAGGTGAGCAAGTCGTTTGACAAAGGGATGAAGGACAATGTACAGTTGGCCCTTCGCAACTTCTTCATTGCCTCAATCATCGCCCAGTGGTTCAAGCTGGCCAACAAGGGCGAAGCCGCTGACTACTTCAACCAAGCCGGAGAAATGATGGACGGTGCGGAACGTCTGCTATACAGCCGCAAGAGACCGACCCGTCCGAGTGACTAACAAATAATATTTTATTGACATGGAAGGACAAGAAAAGACATTAGGTGCCAAGAAGAGCGTGACGGCAACCATCAAAATTTCGTGGCTTCTCTTCGACATCATGAATGAGACCTTCTTGCGTGGCCGTACTATCCAGAATAAGGAGAACCACAAGGAGGTGGCAAGCATGTTTGCCTCTGAGGACGAAGAAAACCGCGAGAAGATACTTCGCTCTATCAAGAAAGGCTTTGCCGAGGTGAAGACAGAACTGTCGGACTATCTAAACGAGGACGGTACAACCACAGACAACAGCCACTATGACGGCAGCACAGACCTGACGCTTAACCTCACAATGCCGAGCAACTTCAACGAGGCTGCAACTACTGGTGTAGGCGAGGCCATCCACGACTATCTGAAGAACTCTGCCATTGCCGAGTGGTACATGGTGACAAACAAGGCAGACGCTGAACAGTACATCGCCCTTGCACAGAGAAGTTTGCTGAGCATCCAACAGGCAGTGAGCAAGCGTAGCCGCCCGAAGCGTCCAACAGACTAAGGAGGAAGGCTTATGAGCTGCTGCATAGAGAATGAGGGAGCGAAGCTAAAGGTGACGCTTACCTTCGGGCGAGAACAACTGCTCTATGACATCAAGAACAATGCCTATGTGGAGAGCCATGTAATGGCCCCGGAAGCTGAGCACGCCAAGCACATGGTGGCTGACGTTGGCGAGGAGGGCAATGTGGACCGGGTGACAAGAGTGCTGGATTTGGGTATCTCCATGTGCCGGGAAATGCTTTACCCTTGGTCGAAGAAGGAAATCGTTAAGACAGAGTTTGACGACAAACTAAAGGAGAGGGAGCAATATCATATAAACATGAGTGTGCCCAACACTATTTCGCAAACCACGCTGACCTATGTGGAAAGGCTGATACACGAATACCTTGTGTGCCGAGGCGTGGCCGACTGGCTAAGCATAACTAATCCGTCGAAGTCGGAGACGTGGCTTGCCAAGGCTGCTGAGGCAGAGCAAGAAATACGCACCTCCATCCATTCAAGAATGGAGAGGAAGCGTATCAGGCAACATTGGTTAGGATAATAAAGACAAGAGCCGAGGTGCATCACGCATCCCGGCTCTTTTGTTACCTAAAACAATCTAACCTTAATAAATAACTAAACCTAATAATATCTTCTTTATCTCGGCTTGTTGGTTTGTCGAGGTGTGAACTCGACTGACGCGCCGTAGATGTTTTCATCTGGTGAGAGTGTGGCTACACCGGCAATTCGGAAATACTTGTAAGGAGAGCCACGGAAGCCATGTAGATAATTGTCTTTGCTTGACCATACAAGGTGCCAGTTCTGCAAGTCGCGCGAACCGTAGAGAGCCGTGGATACGTTTCCTTTGCGGAACAGTCCACGCTGTATGACACTGGCGACAGTCTTCAATAAGTTTGCCGCTTCAAGTTTGAGAGGGCGTGTGACGTACAGGCATTTGACGGTATCCGTTATTGGGACAGAGAAGTTGAGTACAGCATTTTTTGTGTCCATGGCCAGTGCATCCGGATATGAATTGAGGTGTGAGATGATGTTAGAGAACATCATTCCCCATTGATTTGTCTTCAGCGAGAATACATAGGCGTAGGTGATACCGGGCGCATAGACAATGACGCGCTGATGAACATAGTCGTATAGCATCCGGCACTGCTTCAAGAACTTGGTGAACGGCAGCGTGGGCAGACACTTGTCTGTTGCAGGTTCATGTCCGAGCATGGTGTGCAGCTTGTCGAACCCGGGAAGCCGGAGCGCATCGAACGGATATTCGGAGTTGATGGCTTCGGATATGCACTGCGTCTGCGAGCCGCTGATCAGCATTATACCGCGGTCTGTTGGGAAGAGAACAGCGGAGTCAAGCTGTGTGATGCCGTCGGGATTGATGCACACGTCGCGCGTGATGGGCTGCTTTGCAGAATAGGTGCCGGTGGACGAAACCTCTAACGCCCATACACCCTCAGAGGTGAAGGCATAGAGAGGGAACTGTCCGAACTGTCCTTCAGAAAGAGCCTTTGCTGCAGAACAGATGCCCTTAATCTCTCCCGTGCCAACGGTGTTGATACCAAGTACCGGGAAGTAGAAGGGGTTGTTGACCTCGGAGGTGTAGATTTTGTTGGCAATCTCAATGGGGAAGTTGTTGTCTTCGTGTGACGGATAGACAGACGGCAGCGAAGTGAAGTTCTTTTCACGTACCAGCTCGTAGTCGAGGACAGCAAAGGCACCATTCAGGAATTCATGCTGTTTGAGGTCGATGGCATAACATGCAGCACTGAAATTATAGATAACCATTTTGTAGGCATTCGGGTTTGGGTAGAAAACATAACACCCCCACGAATGCTTACTCTTTTTCGTCGTTTGCGTTGAACCGCTGGTAGATACCATTTCAGAGCTACAGAATAACTGCATACCCATTCCATAAAAACGTTCATCTGAAGCCACAGCATATTCCTGTCCGTTTTCTTTGATGTAAACCATAATGGAATAATCATCAGTAGAGAATGCCGCCATTGATATGTTTAGTGTGGAACCGTTTGGTTGCCAGTTGTAACGTCCATTGCAATATGCGAACATAGACTGGGCCAAATAGCCGGTGAATGGCTTGCGTTTGAGTCCGGACAGGTTGAGGCGACTATTATAGACGAATGAGTAATCAGCATGCAGCTGGTCATGCGTCAGATAGTCATCGGTCATAACCTCGCGCGTAACAAGAGACTGTAGATATTCATCATCAACGATAATGTCCTTTCGCTTGTTGTCGGCAATGGCATCTGCAATTTCAAGTGAACACAATTTGTAAAACGTTGAAGTGTTCTTGATAGACTCTGACACCTTTCCTTCAGTGAACTCCGGCATGTGGAAAGCCGTAGAAGGATAAGAGCGGTCAGACGAATAGTACATAGCGTAGATCTTAGAATACTCCCACTCACAGTAGTAGTCAAGAAATTCCTTAGAAGAGAACTGCCCGAGTATTTTGTCTTCTGCCTTTGTCGATGTTACGGTGTTCTTATTGTCGGCATACAGACGGCCAATAAACTTTGTATTGTAGTTGTCAACATCTGACATGGAAGAAATCTTTCCTTCTTGGTCGTATGTGTATATAGGCTTGGATATGAACACATCAATACTCTTGATAATGTCGGACCAGTCATTAAGATCGTACGAGTCATCATTCCGTACAACCTTATAGTCGAGCGATGCGGCCATAAGCATGATGTCACAGACAGCCTCTGTATAGCTATTCTTTCCCTTTGCCCTGTTCCACCATACAATGGGAGCTGCCTTAGTAGATGGGTTCATGAGAATGGGTGCGGAATGATAAACAAGTGAACCGTCGTATAGACGCAAGGCATAACGGACAAAGAACGGAAAGCAGAACCGTCCTTTGTTGACAGTCTCCTGAGCAACGAACTTGTTGACTTTCGCCATTATCTGTTCTGTGATACGAGTCTTGTTGTTTTCTGTGAACTCGTTGTAGAGTGATCCCTCGGAAATACCATCAAAGTAAATGGTGAACGTACTCTTGCTATCATCGGAAAGACTGAACAAACGAGGATGGCCGACAAGACCGAACGACACTTCAACATCCGGGATATGGTCGCCCAGTTTGACGTATTTGCCAGACTTCCACAAGTAATAGTAGAAGCTGCCGGACGTAAAGACGAGCAATGTATTACCTACAGCATTGAAATGAGAAACACTATATAGTGAGCCGACCTCTATGCGTTCTGTTGTGTCCTTGTCTATTGAGGCTATTTTTCCACTCTTCACAGAATATACGATGTAATGCGTGAACGAGGAAGTCTTGTGTATAAACTTGACGACCTCACCATCTTGAAGCTGCATAACTTCTGATGGCGCGAGGATAGGCTTCAAGGCACCGTCTTCTGGCAGCAGGTTGATGGACACAGCAAGAGAGCCGTCGGAACATTCATAGTCTGACGGCACAGCGGAGAAGCCACTATATTTTATTTCTTGGTTCATAACGGATGCTTAAATATTATTGGTAAAACTGTTTCGCCGTCGCGTTTCTCTGCTTGGCCTATCATGAATGAGGCACGCTGCTCTTTTATGCCGCAGTTGTCGAGCATGAGCCGTGCGAGAAGGACGGAAGACGCACAGTAGTTGTTGGAACCTTTCTTTGTCGGGTGACACTGTGCGACATGCCGTCCTATTGCATTTTGGTGCCGGACAGCAAGCAGGTAGCACTCGCCAAGGTGGAAGGCTACGTTGATACTGTCGCCCGGCTGGAGCGAGAGTAGCCGCACGACTCTTGCCGTAATGGAAATGCGGCCATTACGGGAGAATGTTATGTCGGGGCGGCGTGTTCGTTCCAAGAGTTTAATCATAATGCAAAGATATAGGGTTGTTGATGAAAGATGGTTTTAAGTTTAGAGGAACGTTCAATCCATCATGTGATGATGAATTGAACGTAGAAGTGAAACTCCCGGCACAACCTTGGTATTTGTGGGTAGTGCTTTGGATCCTCATTGTAGGGGAGGTATATGCACCGTTCCTTGGTGTTGCAGTGAATACCTCTCCTACGTAGCTTGTAGAGCATGTTAGCCCTGCGTTTGGGATGGCGCATCTTTCAAGAGTTTAATGCGAGTTTCAAGATGGTGAAGATACGTATCCATGCTTGTATGCTGTAGACCAAGTATCCAAGCATGTCTTGAACCGCATTCTTTTACAGCATCAACGTTTTCAAGATAGTTGGAGAGTTTGTCGTAACGCTCCTTCAATTCGTCATGCTCTATCTGCAAGCGGTCGAGGAAGCTGTCAGCACACTTGTAGGCTTGTTCAAAGACGGACTTAGGCGACCAAGAGTCGTATGTGGTACCGTCCGGGTTGGTGTACTGCACGTGATAACCTTCACGCCATTCGTGGTTGTCCTCGTTCTTGCGAGCGTAACCTTTCTCTACTGCGGCCAATTCGTTCATAGGTTCGGCCTTAACCTGTTTTGTTCCGATGTAAGTTTTCATTGTCTTATTGATTAAAAATTATTCCAAAGGCCATATCTTGGATGTCTCATGGAAGTTATACCTTGTATCGCTATTGGCTTTGTCGGTATCGGTGCATACCTTTTCTCATATTTGTATGCGATATTAATAGCATGCTGCAAGCGTGGGTTTTTGCATGTGAAAAACGAACAAAGATTAAACCCCTCGTAACCGTTCCAGTAGTTTGGCTTCCATGAATAAAAAGCCTTGTATATTTTTCGTGCAATTCTTCTTTTCATACGAATTTGTTTCTTGAAAGTTTTTCTTTGTAATAGAATGGCTTAACCTTGCTGTCCGCTACGCCATTCCAATAGTAGCGGACAGCCTTTTTAATTTGCGGTTGGCGGTATGTTGCACACCACTGGAGAGCACGGTCGAACCATGTGCTGCTCATGCGGTCGATTGGAGTGAACATTACCATGCGGACTATTTTCCGGGCTTGTCGTGAGCGCATCTTTATACTTCTTCTCCTTTGTTTTGAAATGGTTTATCTGGAAGCAAACACCAATATTCCCACTTGTGTTCAGTTTTGTTTGGTACAGGCAATCCCATATCGTTATACATAGGTGGCGGATTGTCAATGTTGGCAATTCGCTTACAAGCATTGCGTAACAAGACTTGTAATTTATCTGAAACTTCTTTTGTCCGGCGGAATGATAAACGAGTGAAACCACGATCGCTAAGAAGTACTATCTCTTTGTTGAACGGTGGCAATTCGTCTGAAAGTTTAATCCATTTCATACTGCTTGTTATTTGAACTTGATTATAATTACGTCTTGATCTATGGGTGCTCCCATTCTATTGTCTCCTCTGTTTATGTCAATATCGGTTATCTGAAACTCCATGGTTGGAGCGTTCTTTTTATAGCCGAGACGAAATTGGACATGCGTGAAATCTTTTGGTGTCAATCCAACGTCGCCAAAGACGAACTTTGCTATCATTGGACTTTGGACATCGAACAGCCGCTTTAACCAATACTCCTTGATTTCGCGGTATTCTTCTTGCTTGACACCAAGCAGGATGAGGTCGTACCACATTTTTTTGAGGGTTAGCTTCAATACTTTTTTCTTCATATCTTTATTATTTGTAACTTTATGTCTATTTGGGAAGAGGGAGAGTGATTAAACGTTCGGTTTCTGTACTATATACATTGTCGATGAATACTTTTGCGAGTTTTCGACTTGCTTTTATATAGTGTGCTTCTTTTGTCGATTTTGCCAATTGCAGGAATATCTTTTCCACGTCTTCATCACCTTCGTCGTCTTCGCGTTGACAACAGAAGCCCTTATGACTGAAGTCAAGAGCATCGTAGCATCCGCTCATTTTGTAATATCCGAGGAAAAACGTTTGTTTTTCACGATGCTCAAACTTAAGAATAAACGTACACAGAAAATAGCCATCCCGTACAGGTGGCAGGAGGTTCAATATCCTTTTGGTAGGTGTGTACCAGCGTACAAAATTCGCAGATGTTTGAATGACTTTTCTTATGTTGCCGAACTCTTTAGTCCATCTTCTGATTTCAAAATCGTAAATTTCCATAATTTATCTTCTACTTTTTCCCGGTAAAGGAATTACGTTGTATGTTTTGAAGCGATCCACAAGTCGGCCGTAGCCGTCATTGCGCTTGAACCGCTTTTCAAGTTCCTTGTTGTCAAGGTTTGTAGTCAGGTGGGCGAACTTGCCGAACTGTGTCCAAATCTCATTGCGAGCGTGAAGGAAGTCATCGGTGAGCAACCCGGTGTCCATGCCGAAGAACGTGCGGTCCTGTATGCCGATGTCGTTGAGGCACACGTTTTCGGGTTTACACTGGAAGCCCTTGCTTTCCTCCTCAAAGTAAGTGAAGCGGTCGAGGTTGTTGTGGATGGTGTAATAGTTGACCATCTGTGTGACCGACACGTTGTGAAAGAAGCGAGGGTTCTTAGTGCGCCGTAGATATTCGCTGAATATCTGCATGAGGAGCGTTTTGCCAACACCTACACCGCCCTGTATAAGGAGGTTCTTGTGTAGCTTGTAGCCACGTTCGGGGAATACTTCTTCAGCCAGAGGGCAGTTGTTGAAGTAGAGCAAGAGGAAGCGCAGCACCTGCTTGTTGTCGTCGTCAACGATGAACTTGCGGCGTTGAGGAGCCAGCACAACAGAGTTGGCGATATAGACAAGGAAGCTGCAGTGTGCATTATATACGTTAGGGTCGGCAAGGTTGTACGCCTGTGCTCTCGCCTTTTCGCTCTCTCGCCGTAGGTTGAGTGCGCATTGGTGCAGGGTGAGCCACGGTGCATCCTTCTCGCGTTCGTTCTTGCGAAGAACGGAAAGGACGGCAGCGTCCCAGTCTTTGTTGCCGGTAGGCTGACGGCCATACTTGGCAAGTTCTGCGATTAGGCATTGTGGATATTGAGCCATAGTTTCAGACATTAAAGGTTAGACATCTTGCCCACCGAAGCCGCCATTGAACTCGTATGACGGAGGTGGCAGCTCTTGTGCGTCTTCCGGCTCGGCATGTGAAGTGTACGCCTTGCGCATCCACGAACAGAAGTGACGTTTGGCATCATTGATATTGTCGTGAGGTTTACCCTCATACTCGCAACGGCAGTGGTTGAGGAAGGAGTCGAGGCGTTTGCCAAGCTCGTCCTCGCGTATGTGGAACTGCATACATACCGGTTCGTTCCAAGAACGATCGGCACGCATTTCTTCAATCTCCTGTTCCAGCGTGAGCGTGTAGCCGGGCGTGACGTTGGGCTTGTCAGAAATGGCAGACGAGACAGCTCTATCCTTAGCAGGGCGACCGCCAAGTTTGCCGAATTTCTTGCCCTTCTTGCCGCCCTCAGAGCGTGCGTTGTTGGCATCCATCACTGGCTTGATAAGGATGAAGACACCCTTGGCAATGTCGGATAGTCCTTTAGGCTCCTTTCCGTTAAGGGCATACTCCACGATAGCCGGGTAAATCTCGGCCTGTACCTCGGAGGGCATACACTTGATAGCCTCAAGGAAACTGCGATAGAATATAAAACTGTCTCGTGCCATATAAATCAAACCTCTTTAATGCGGATGCCATGCACATGCAGCATGAGTTTCCGCTTGATGATATACTCCTTTGTTCTGACTCCCTTTGTGTCTTCCACGACGGTCTGCCCGGTAGCCTTGTCGGTATAAACGAAATCGGCTACATAAGAGCAGGAGCGTTCGAGAAGAACACGTGTAGGACGATTTTTGAAATCTTTGCCACACTCGCCGTATTGTGCAGGTATCAACAGGTATGATACCTGCTCCCGAAGGTCGGAGATAAGTCCGGCACGCTGCATCATGCGTAGCTCGCCAGCTCGGTAGTGCTCCTTCTTGGATGCGTGGGAACCTACGCGCTTGTTGCCGTACTTATTCCGGCCTTGGAAGGCATGATTATAGAACTTATCCATTAGCTGTGTTAGGCTTGTAACGGAAGATGTCCATAATCTTAGTCTCGTCGAGCGTAGCAATCTCGAAGTCCATGACAGAACCTTTCATGTGTTCAACAACGCAGATGTGTGCATTGTTGATGTCGGAGGCACTGACGATGAAGTGAGTAGCGGTCTTCTTCTCCTTGCCAGACTTTTCATCAACGGTGATGAACACGAGTTTTGCCTTGAACCACATGTCGGCAGTGGACAAACCATCCACAATCTCGGAGTAGTTGGTGCGTTTGATAGTTACCACATCGAAGTCGCCAGATATGTACGGTTCCATTTCCTTTGTGATGCGTCCCTCAGCCTCGGCAAATGAGCACGCATCGACAAGGTATAACTCTGTGACTTTCTTATTCATGCCGTTCTCCATCATCCGCTCGTAACGGACACCACATTCGTATAGCATCATAATGCAGCCTCCTTTCCTTCGTTGATAGCCTTTACCAGTTCCTTGCTTGCACGGAGCTTGACAGACGTGTGTGCCGGGATAACCAGAGGCTTGCCGGTCTTGAAGTTGCGTGCTGTGCGCTCGGCTACCTCAACCGGGGTGAAGGTGCCGAAGCCACGGATAACAACCACTTCGCCCTTGGCGAGTGCTTCCTTGATAACTCTGAGTGTGCCGTCGATGGCTTTCACTGTTGTTGAGAGGTGCAGTTTCTCAGATACTGATACCTCACGTGCCAATTCATTCTTTGTCATGATAGATAAAATTGAGTTTATAATGTTTTTGCTATATTGTTTTCGCCTGTCATAGGTATGCGCAGATCGAGAACGTCTTTGTCTGTTGCGAGTCGCCACCGGCACTCTGTCAATTCATTCTTCTGTTCGTCGATGAATTTTTCGCTTACCTCCACCTTCAGTGCATGGATGAATGGGAAGATCTTGATGATGGCGTAACGCCCGGTTAGATTTTGGCTTATAACCTGTCTCATTTTATTTTCTTTTTTAATTTTTGGGTGAGTTGTCTAATACACCATGCACGGCATGAATTGCGCAGACCGTGCTGTTTATCGTAGAGAGCGGCCGCATCATCGAGATACTTGATAATGCGCTGCAGGTCGGTCTTACATAGGTCAGCCATCGTCGTCCGGATTGAGGAATAGTGACGTAAGCTGGTCGAAGTACATTTCATCCTGTGGAATGTCGTCGTCGGTAGCCATTATCTGGTTGGCGATGGACTTCTTCTTGTGGATGATGGCATAGAGGGTGCGGTCGATGGTTCCACGACCAAGGAGGTAGTAGCACGTCACGTTGTCCTTTTGTCCGATACGGTGTGCGCGGTCTTCGCATTGGCAACAGTCGGCATAAGTCCATGGAAACTCAACGAAAGCCACGTTTGACGAGGCCGTGAGTGTGAGACCCACGCCAGCTGCCTTTATGGAACAGATGATGAGTTGCGCCTTGCCCGACTGAAAAGCATCGACAGCAGCTTGCTTCATCATCATGGAGTCGCGCCCGGTAACAGATACAGCCTTTGGAAACGCCTTTTTTATCTCGTCCACAATTTCATGCAGAGAACAGAAGAGAATGAGAGGCTTGCCGTTGGCAAGGAAGGTGCGCGTGAAGTCGATGGCTTGCTTCACCTTTCCTTTTGCAGAGAGGGAGCGCAGCGTCATGAACTTGACAAGAGCATCCATGCGCATTTTGCGTCGTATGTCGAAGTCGTCACACTCTGTATATGTGCGCAGGTATTCTGCAAGGTCGGCTTCTGCAAGCATATACTCGTCGCGGTTGCTGATGTCAACGATGAGGTCAGTGCGCGTCTTGTCTGGTAGTTGGGTGAGCACTTTAGCCTTTTCGCGACGGATCATGCAGCGTGCATAGAGTTCTGCAGAGAGCCGGTCGAGGTTGCGCGGTGCGTCGTCCTCATCATTCCCTCGTCTCTCTTTGGAGATTTCGCCACCGCCGTACTCGGCAAGGAACTTCGAGCGACCACCGAACTCAGACAAACGTCCCATGATGGAAAGCTGTGCTATGAGGTCGGCAGGACGGTTTACAACCGGTGTGCCTGACAGCAAAATGCGATACTCCTTGCCTTCAGCAATGCCACGTGCGAAGATGGTTTGCTGGGCTGATGGGTCTTTAACGCGGTGACTCTCGTCTATGATGATAGACTTGAAGATATTGATGTCGGGTGTGAAGACAACATCTTTCAGCCGGAACCCACCACGTGAGCCTCCCTTGATGTCCCACACGAAGTATTTGCGCAGAGACTCGTAGTTGACGACCGCCACCTGCTGCATGCCCATCCGGAGAAGATAAGGCCATGTGGTAAGCACGGAATTGTCGAGCACAAGGGCTTTCTTGTTGGTGAATTTCTCGAACTCGCGCTGCCAGTTGATTTTGAGCGAGGACGGACAGACTACAAGGCAAGGGTAAGCATTGGCACAGTCAACGACACCGATACTTTGCAGCGTCTTTCCCAAGCCCGGCTCATCGCCGATTAGAAATCGGTGCCAGTGCAGCCCGGCAAGTATGCCCTCCTTCTGATAGTCGTAAGGCTCGACGCGAAGGTTATGTTTCAGAGTTTCAGCCATAAGCATTGATTGTGTGTTTTGAAATCGTTATGTCGTAGCCATTTATAAATGCTTGCTTGCGTAAGTCGGCGCATGAGAGCATGCAATGGCGAGCTTCCTTTGAGCGAGCGGCCATGCCTGAAGAAGAACGTACCCCCCAACCATGCCACCGCATGTATATCCATAAGAGCCTGAGAACACAGCGAACGGGCACATGCGTCTGAGGCGTTTGAGCAGCTGGATTTGTGCTGTCTGTGATAATTTCTTTTTCATACTTTGTCTGTTACATAAGGTTGAAAGCCCAATATTGGAAGGCAAGTTCTTCGTACTTCTCGCGTCCGCGATTGTAGATGTCGTCGCCACGGTTGATGAACTTCTTGAAAATGTTGCAGTTCTTTTTGCTGATTGCGTAGATAAAGTCGCGGTCGGAATGGGCGATGTCCATGTACCATGCCCTGCTACGGTCCCAGTCGAAGAAATCTACAGCATTGTCGAACTCCGCTTGTGTTGAGGCGAATGTCGTTTTCAGATCGCCGCCGAAGTTGGCCATTGGCAACCACCAGTCCCATTTGCAGCGTGTGTCCAGATGGAAGGTAAATCCACCATTGCTGAACTCCTGCTGCTTGTTGACCATGAAGCGTTGTGTATCGGCATGTTCGAGAACCTTAGCGAGGAATTGGTCTCGTCGTGCTTCTGCACGCAGTGCACGCTGCATTTCGCGAGCGTGGAGGAACTCCTCCTCAGAACATTGTTCGCCGTCGATGGTCATGTGCAGGAAGTCAACACGCGAGGGTTCGGTGATGATGGCATCGACGATAGACCCGAAGCGGAAAGCAGCCTCCTTGTCACCGAACTGCATGTGAGGGTGCAGCAGGTTCTTCAGTTCGGTGAGGTCAGAATTACTAACCTCACTTCTCTGATAGTATTCGTCCGGGTTGTTAATCTTCGTCATAATCGTCGTAATCAGGTTCATATTCAACTTCGCCCTCACCGTCGCACACCTCGCAGATTTCCTTTTCGCCCTTGATACAGTACTTGTGCTGGGCAATGGCCTCTTCTTCCGTTTCGGGAAGCATATTCCATACTTCTTCGGAACATTCTGTTTCATAGTCTGCCTCAAAGTCGTAGGCGTACCAATGATAGCCCTTGCCGCCACATGCAGCACATTCGACCATCGTAGGCTCTCGTTCATTCCAAGGTGCGCGTGGGTCAGACTCCGCACCGGCAGGATAATAACCACTCTCGTACATAACTGTTTATTTAGCTTTTACTTCCTCATCATAGGAAACTGATGTTGAACTGATAAACTCCGGGTGGTCCTTGTCGTTAGCCACCTTCTCGCAGAACGTGATCTGCTTCTTGAATATCTTGGCGAGGTCCTCGACCGACATAAACTGTCCCTCCTTGGACCACCACATAGATACAGCAGCGAGAACGCCCTGTGCGTCGTGGAAGTGTATGCGCTTCTTGACAGAGGTCTTAGGTTGGTAGCCAGCCGGAGAAACAACCGCTTGCTGACGGAATAGGTTGCCAATCTCGGAAGCCTCGGCTTGCATCTTCTTCTTGGCTGCTTCCTCTTCCTCCTTGCGCTTGCGCTCAGCCTCGATACGTGCGGCTTCGGCTTGCTCACGTGCTTTCAGTTCAGCAGCCATGCGTGGCTTCTCTTCCTCGTTAGCCTTCTGCATACGTTCCAGCTCTGCTTTCTTTGATGGCAGCATGTCGATGATGGAGTCACGGTATTCGGCTACCTCAAACTGAAACTGCTCACGGAACTGTTGCATGAGCTTGGAAAGGATAGAAGAACGAATGCCCGGCAGCTGGTCTCTCATGTCGGCAATTTCAGCCGGGATAATGGCATTGGAATAGAGCATGTTTTCCCAGTCAGCCGGAAGCGTGACTGGATATTCACGGATAGTCTTGCACTGTGCTTCGTAGTTTTCGAGGGTCAGACCGCTGTTGAGCTTTGTCAGCTCGTTTGTAGCATTGGTCGTATATACATTGAACTGACGCTTGAAGTCGTCCTCCACGTCCTGCTTGTAGCGGCTGAAAGCCTGTTCGCGCTGCTGACGGATAATCTCTTCACGGCGGCGGCGTTCTTCCTCTTCACGCTTACGTGCTGCATAGGCGTTGCGCTCCTGCTGGATTTGATAAGGGATAGAACCGGTCTTGTTAGGATCGACAGAATTCTCCATGCCGGTGAACTCGGAACGTATCTGGTCGAATATCTTGGTGATGGCAGAACGTTTGGTGTTCATCTTCTTCACCGTGTTGCGAGCCTTGTTGATGTAGTTGGCGCACTGCATATCCAGTTCATCGTTCATGCCGTTGGCCTTGATTTGTGCAATGAGTTTCTGGCCATACTCGGTACAACGCTCGGACGAGGTTGTGTTGTCCTTGTAAATCTGTGGCGCGGATTGCGCTATCATCTGTACGTTTTCCTTGCGTACGATGGTGAGGTCTGTTGTCTGTTCACTCATTGTTGTAAGTATTATAGGGTTAGAATGTATCATCGTCGTCGTTGGCGGCAGGGTCAACGGTTACTCCTGCAGATGTGTCGGTCTGAGGTGCGAAGTCCTGCTTCTCTTGGATAATCTCGCCAGTGGTGGTGTCAACCTTCTCGCCATCACCGGTAACGCCGTAGATGTCGTCAGTGATTTCTGTCTCGTCAACCTGCTGTGACTCCAACTGCGTAGCACGACCGACACGTGCCTTCGGATAGGTCTTGAAAGCATGCTTGATGCACTTGGCAACGAGGAAGCCGGGGTCAATCTGTCCGCCTTGTGCAACGTAGAGCGCATTGGGTTTGCCGTTCTCCCATGTCTTGGTCTGATAATTATACTTGCCGTTCTGACGAGCGGAGTAGTTGGAGAGTCGTGCCCAGTCTTCTGGCAACATGACAGCATAATCTGTAGAACCATCGGCGCGAGTGATCTTCATGAAGCAAGCAACGATACGGCCGGTGGTGTGGGGAAGACGGCATGTGTAGTTGACGAATTTTTGTCCGTCGCGTTCGCCATACTCGAAGCTGTCCTCTTCGTACACGATAACCGGGTTGTCGGCGTGACGTATCTGGCCGCAGCGTGTACGAAGCACCAGCTCGCCATATCCGGACACGGTGAGCATGCAGTGTGTCTCGTACTTGTTTTTCTTCTGTCCGTTGTCATAGTAGCTGTCAACGGCGACGGAGCGAGCGAGGAGGTAGGCTTGCGCCTTGGTGCCGGGGTCGAGGGTGAGTCCAGAGATTGCCACGTCGAGGAAAGCTGTGAAGAGCGAGAACTTTGTACACGTCTTGCGCACGTCCTCTTTCTCTGAAAGCAGACGGTTGAAGTTGCGTGACTCGCGCTCGTAGGCTGCTTCGCCTGATGTTCCGGTGGATGGTGTCCACATTGCCTCATAAATTTGGATGAACTTGTCGCGTACATTGTCATTGCGAACAATCCCAGTAGGTTCCATTGCGTTGATTTGCTCAACTGTAAGTCCTATCTTACTCATAGTGTTAAAAATTAAAAGATGAATATTATTTGTTTGTCTGTGAGCCGCAGGTGGGAGTCGAACCGCACTAATGCACTCCGTGAGCATATTTGAGCCTTGTACTTCGGCTGTAACACGCCTTCTGTGGTTCCCGTTGCGCCGGGATGCCCTTTCCGATTAAGCATTCTATCTGCGGCAGTTGAGGCTACTTGTCAAGGTAGTCTTGTTGTATCCTCTGCAAGAGCCGCAGGTCGGCTGTACGGTATTCGACTTTGCCCGGACGCTTGTAGGCAAGGACTTTGCCCTGCTTGCGCCACCGCTCCACATTGCCACGACCGAACATCTGAAACGCTTTGTTCTGGCTGATGAACTCTGGATCGTTGGCATCCTGCTTAATCATGTGGACCACCTTTGCGGCCACATCATTGAGGAAGGTGGAGTAGCGTACGCACTTGTCGGGGAAGTTGAGGAAGTCCATTATAGTTCGCCCTCCTGTCGGCTCATTGGGTTTGGGGTCTCGTCGGCTTCATCGCACAGCTTGTCGAAGAACTGAAGCAACCAGTCATGCTTGCGCCACTTGTTGAAAAGAAAGATGGTGAGAGCAAGCAGCAGGAAACCGAGGGCCTTGTCGAGGATAAGGTGGAAGAGGTACGCGAAGAAACTGTTGTCTTGCTCCTCTCCGAAAAGGAAGAGTGTTCCTGCGCATCCGATGATAAGTAGGATGCAAACGCGGATGATAGAATATGCTTTATTCATTTTTTGTTGTTATTAGTGGTTGCACATGGTGGTGTCTTTGCGTACTCAACGTAACGGTTGAGGAACATGCAGAAACAGCCGTTGAGAGCATTGAAGGACTGTTTGCAGGAGGTGCAGAACTTATTAGACATTAGTTGTAGAGGTTTATGCCCAACTTGTTGAACGCCTCTTCTTCTGCAACGGATCCGCGCCAAGCGTCGAGATAATCGTTGATGGCTTTCTCGTTGTTGGCATCGGCCTTTTCGTTGTAGCCGAAGTCCTTGCAGAAGGCTGACCAGCTGATGCGGTCGAGTTCTTCGTTAGACAATTGGGTTGAGGTGTTGCAGCTGATGAGGCTTGCAACAAGGAGTGTTGAGGTGATGATTAACTTTTTCATGATGGAGTGGGTTTAATGTTACGAAATTCGGGTTGCTGTGATTGTGCGCTGCTCGCGGTTTGTCGTGGTGGTAAACTTCTTGTCCCACTGGAGTCCAAAGCTGACGCAAATCGACTTCAAGTAGCTTGAACGGCTAACCGATACTGTCAACTCTTCGCCGACTTCAAGGGCGTTCAATTGGCCCAAGAGCGATTTTTTTCGCTGATTTTTAGATGTTTCTGTCATTATTTCGATATTTATTTATAACTTTATGCTGCAAAGTTAGACAATTGGGTTGATATAACAATACAATTGGGCAACTATTATTTGTAAATTAAGATATTTTAAGAATAGGTTTGCGTATGGAAACAATTAATGACCGAATGGAAATGCTTGTAAATCAAAGATTTAACGGCAATAAAGCAGCCTTTGCAAAGACAATTGGTTTGCCTCCTACCGGATTGTCTAACTATCTGGGGGCAAAGAGGCGAAGCAAACCATCTGTAGAAATGGTTACTAAAATTGTCTTGGCGTTAGATGTTGATGCAAGATGGCTGCTCACTGGAGAAGAAACGCCACAACAGCAAGGCGTGAATACCAACATGAACGGCAATGTGACCGATAGCAATGTGGCAATTGGTAGCCACAACTCTGTTGGCAATGTGACAGTTGGTGCTGATGTTGTTTTGTCTGAGCGAGTAAAGAGTCTTGAAGCCCTGCTTGCGGAGAAGGAGCGACTTATAAAGGTTTACGAAAGGATGATGGAAGAAAAGTAATGGCACATATCGTTGCTTACATCATGCTTGACAATGAACGCTAAACGATGAATAAGACAGAAGCAATAGGCAATCTCGTTGTTATAATCTCTATGTTCTGTTTCCTTGGTAACGTATGGGATTGGATAAACGGTTTGCAGTATCCATATTGGGCAAAGGGGATATTCGGACTTGTTTCTTTTGGATTGTGGTATTGTGGTATGGCCTATCTCTATTTTGCAGAAAAGGCTATGCGCAACAAAAAAAATAAATCATGAGCGAAGATAGGGAATTGACAAAACTAAATATGCTGATGAATGCTATCAGTGAAGAAGATATTGGTGAAGAAGAGACTCCAGACTTCTATGCAGATCTGAAAGAGGCTGCATGGAATATCCTGCATGAAAACCCCGGTACAGATTCCGGGGATTGGCAGATGATGCTCATCGAGCAGTACCCGACGGAAGTAGTGGACGCATTGGGCACCAACCCTCCTGAAGTCTTTGCGGAACTTTCCGACTGGTGGGACTGCATGGACTACGACGACGGAGTGCTGGAGATACCGCACACGTTCCGGGAATGGGCAGAGTATTTCGCCACTGAACGTTCCGTGGAACTATACGACCTACTTGTTGAAGCGAAGCGCAAATAAGGCGTTTTAAGCGTCTGTTTTCGTTAAGACAATAAAACCCTCATTCGAGCACATAAAGTTCGTCAGAGGGGCAAAATAACGGCTCAGGACGGCATTGTGATGCCGGAGTCAGAGTCGCACAAACAAATGAATTTAGCACGATAAGATTAGTTAATTCACCTCTTTTGATAGAGACGCTTACAAATTCTTCAAAAGTCCCTCATGATGAGAGGGTGAAATCAGCGGCGCAGGCTGCTGTAGAGGAATAAACCTTGAATGCTGAAAATTAGTGAAATACGAGGCAAGCACTTGAAAATCAGGTGCTTGCCTTTATTCTTTTCAACACGTTCTGCACGTAATAAAAGCAGTCCATGATGCCTTCGGTTTACAAGTAGTTTACAATTTTCTGGAGGCTGGTTTACAATAAAAAATGTACTGTAAAATCGAGAACTATAAAGAATATAGACATTCACTAATTTCAAAAGTATGGCAATTTTAAAAGCTACAGTTAGATTTAGAAACAAAAGCGGACTTTACCCAGTATACATCCGCTTTACCCAAGTAAAACAAGTTTCTTATGTGAAAACTTCTTGGATGGTTAATGACAAGGGTATCAACGAACGGAAAGAAATTATTGATCCGTTTGTTATCAAACAGACTTCTCTCTTGATTGAGAATTATTACACTCAGCTAAATCAAGTAGATTCTAGCAACTGGTCTGTTGGCGAGATCGTCAAATATGTTACGGAGTTTAACACTGACATGTCCTTTTCAGAATACGCTAAGGATCATATTTGGAAGTTGATAGACCGTGGTCAGGAACGCACTTCTCGTAACTATAAGTGGGCATTGCAACACATGGAGAGATTTGCAGGAACAGATAACATTATGTTCTCTCGCCTTACATCTTCTTTTCTTAACCAATGGATAGAGTCTTTATCAACCACCACTCGCAGCAAGGAGCAGTATCCAGTTTGTATGAGAGAGGTGTATAAAGCCGCTATTCGAGAGTTTAATGACGAGGAGCGTGGAATCGTAAAATTGAAGAATCCTTGGAAAAACGTTAGAATTCCCAAGAGTGATGTTCCTGAGAAACGAGCTATCCCAGCAAGCAAGCTGCGTGCGTTCTTTAATGTCGTACCGGATAGAAGCCGATTCACCAACCCTTTGATGGAGGTTGGACAGGATGTTGCATTGATTTCATTCTGCATGTGTGGTCTTAACGCCGTGGACATATTCAATGCTAAGAAGGATCAGTATAATAATGGCATCTTCCACTACGAGCGTCAGAAAACAAGGTCTGTACGTTCAGATCGTGGTTACTTTGAAGTGCGTGTACCACCCTTTTTGAAACCAACCTTTGAGAAGTACCTCTCTAAGAATGCTGATTCTCCATGGCTATTCAATTTTCATGATCGCCTGTCAACATCAGATTCCTTTTGCGCAAATGTAAACACTGGAATCAAACAGGTTTGGGAGAAAGTAGAACCGGGATTCAGAGCATCATTGTATGCGTTCCGTCATAGTTGGGCTACCATAGCGCAAAATGAATGTGGCGCAACTATGAATGAGGTTGATTTCGGTCTTAACCACTCCATAAACAGAATGGCAAGAGTCTATGTCAAGATAGACTACACTCCTGTATGGATTCTTAATGAAAAGGTTATAGATTTCGTATTCTTTACAGATAATGAGTCCAAGCACATCGAAAAAGAGGATAAGTCTTTTGAGAGAATATCCAAATACAATAATGTTCGTGCAGAAGCATACGTTATGGGCAAAATGGTTTGTGCCATTGAAGATACTGGTTTCTCTAATGTTGATCAAATCATGGATAAATTGACGACAATGCTTCCTAAAAAAATCAGCAACACCCGTGTTCAGTTCAAGATTACTAATATTGACAAGGATCTAACACAGATGTATCAGCGTATTATTTAATAGTCAATACGCTTGATACCAACGAAAAAGCTCAGATATGGTATAAATCACATCTGAGCTTTTTCGTTTTTTTGATACGTTTATAAGAGGTAGTTCTGTTGAATATCCGCAAGTTTCTGCAAATCTATCAGCCTATATCGTTTCTTACCAGGAGAAATCCGGGATGGTTGTAACTTGCCACTCTTTACCCATCTCTCAACGTCTGCACGTCCATACATCTTGAAAGCTTTTGCTTGACTGATTTCAAGTTGGCCTTTCTCAACTTGATGTATTTTTAACGCAATTCTTGTTGCCAACTCATTCACGAATTGCTCATAAGTAACCGTTTGGTCCACGAATTGCCATTCTGCATTATTGTCCATTGTCTGAATTTATTATGATTGTTGTTTTGAAAAAGAGGAGCTACCTCCATATTCGAACCGATTCGAATGCAAAGGTAACTCCTACAACTTGGATGCGTAGAAAAGCCAACTATATAGGGATTGTTATATATTCATTATATATCTTCCCTACTTGTTGTTGGTTGGATTTCTTGCATTTTACATACTTTCTTTCAGTTTCTTGACGAAATTCTCACATACGGTTTCGAATCCCAAATCTTCAATCTTGTAGTTGGATGATTTCATCTTTGCAAGCTTCACGTTTTTGGCCTGAGACAGACCACAACGCAACTGGCTTGCACGTAGTGGCTCGTTATTAGCTGACGAAGCAACGAGTTTGTTCTCCTCAATTATCATCTGCCATCGGAAAGGCAATAATCCATAGGAACGAAGAGCACCGAAGAACAATGCTACGTGTCTGTTAATGCCAGCCTGGAGAGGTTTTGTGAGTTGACACTTGAACAGGTCCTTGATGTCAGAATCAGTCACGGCATTTTTAAAGAGACTCACATCATTTGCAAACTGTGTAATGAGGCAAATCTGCTTGTCTGAAAATCGTGCGAGACAGTCTTCATCTGGAGTAAGGCTTTGTCCAGAATCAAACAGATGGAACATCTGCTGATAATCTTTTTCCTCAAACTTATCTTTTGAGAAAAAAGCATCAACGAGATCACGACGATTTTCAAGAAGCTCTTTCAGACCGCAGACATTCATAATATGAACCCTTGCATCTGCTTCGCTCATGTTCATCGCAGGAAGATGGTAGTAATAGAAATCATTCACATAGCGAGAATATGACTTCTCACCATTGATGATTTCAGACTGGTACTGCTCGTAGGCAGCACAATAAAGTTGCCAAAGTTCATCCTTTGGCAATTCATTCTCAACTTTTTTTGCGCAGTTTACGCAACATGGGCACAAAAAGAGAGAAAACGGGCGTTTTTGTTAACCGTTTCATTTTCTTTTTGTTAAATTGATAATGTGATAAAATATAATGAGTTAAATCGCATAGGAACGTCTATGCGATTTTTTGGATTTCGAGAAAAGTACGGGCTAATCAAGAATGGTGTCATTTAATGCAATGGCTTATTCTTTACAATTAAATTCATGAGTGTATCAAACAATACAGTGTTATCCCTATGTCCATTAAGTCGGAAGTAGTATTCATTCAGATAGTCTTGAATGTATTCTGCAGAACAGTGACGATGTACTCCGAACAACCACTTCTTTAGATTTGACACATGGTTGTCCATGAGAGCTGAATATTCTAATCTTGTAGCTGTCCTATCTGAATATTCATCTGCATATTGCTCGCATCTACTCTCTTTACCGACTATGATTTGGCTATTTCTACTGATGTGTTTTTTGAAAAAATCTCTAATAGAGTCCGGTGATGCACTGTCAACGACATAGGCATATTCGTGACCTGCTATCTTCCCACCAAGGATTTCCATGCCGATAATCACCAAATCGCCTTTTGGTGAACATTTTGAATCTCTTATCTCAAAGGTGCCAACGAGAATCATACCTTCAAGAGGTTTATCCTCGACATAGCCCATAGCATGTTGTATCTTCCGTTTGAAATCCCAGACAGTTTTTTGTCTTAATCCATATTTTATAGATAAGGCCGTTGATGTTACACCATTTTCTGATGTACATAGATTAAAGGCAATGTGAAAAGCAGTATTAAGAGAGAACTTTAATTTATCAAACACTGTACCTGCAGTCGGACTTTCGTCATGCTTGCATTTTGTACAACGTCTTGAAAAAGGCAAATGACCTTTGCAATAATGAGTATTGCCACACCTTGTACATACAAAAGTGTCATCTTTCCATTTGATTTCAGACAAGTATTTGAAGCAATCATCATCACTGGTGAAGTGCTTATTGAACTTGTCCTGGCTTGTTCCATAGAATATTGCTCTCTTAATCATGGTGCAAAGTTAGTGAAAATATTCTAAAAAAGTGCGGTCTAAACGCCTAAATAGTACAAACCGCTATGTTTTGGTATAACACCACACTCTATCTAATCAGATATAAAACCGCTAATTGCAAGAAAGTGCTAAATCAGTCAATAAAGACTACCAAATGAAAGGAACATAACTATATAATAGCGAAACAATCATTCCTATATAGCATCATTGTTCCTTATAGTGACTAACCTCCTCTACCTTTGCAAATGAATCGGTTCAATAATGGGGGTAGCTCCCTCAATGTCTAATTTCAAATCCATATGTAGATGGCAAAAAAGAAAACAGAATACGAGCTCTTGGCTAAACGCATTGAGCTCTTGGAAATGCAGGTAAAGGAATTGACAACTGTGGAACCAGAAGTTATCAATGAGCGACTCAAATCCATAGAGGAAACTCTTTATACGACAAAGGACATACTAAATATGAAGGAGGTTTGCCAGTACCTTGACATCTCACAGAGTCTTCTGTACAAACTCACATGCAGTGGTGAGATTCCGCATTTCAAGCCACGTGGCAAGATGATATTCTTTGAAAAGAAGGAACTGATTGAGTGGATTAAAAAGGGCAACTTGCTAAGCTCTGAAATAACCAAAGGTTCTTCTAAAACAATATCTAATGATTCCACTAATTATGAAGAAAACGAAAAAGAATAGCATTGACGGCGTGAATCTGCCAGACTCGCGCCTTGTAGAACTTCTTGACAGATGTGCGATTTCTGTCAAAGATGTTAGAACAGATATAAAAAAGAATAAGCAGAATGGAAAAAAGAACTAATAAGATGAGCATTGACAATCAAAAGACCTCATTTGAACACCAATCGCTTGAAGTGTCTATGCTTGACAAGGACAATTTCAGCGACGAAGAACTCGATTCCTATCTTTCAAAAGGTGAAATCAAAGCAACAGACAAAGTTACTATACCGCCTAAAATTCTTTTCGTCGGTGATTGTACCATTGCAACCTTTGGAAACTTTAGTGCATCTACCGGCAAAGCAAAGAGCAAGAAAACCTTCAATATCTCTGCCATGGTAGCCGCTGCTGTTACCAACACTACGGTATTGAACTACAGAGCGTGTCTTCCAGAAGGCAAACGGAAGATTTTATATTTCGATACGGAGCAGAGTAAATATCACTGTCACACAGTCCTGGAACGTATTTATAAATTGTCTGGACTATCGTTCAAAAAAGATGATCCTCGCCTTATGTTCTGGGGACTGCGTGAATATACACCCAAACTGCGAATAGCCCTTATTGATTATGCTTTACGTAAATACGATGAAGTAGGTTTGGTCATCATCGATGGTCTGAGAGACCTCATGTATGACATCAATAACGGTAAGGAAGCAACTGATGTGATGACTGTCTTAATGGCCTGGACAAGTGTATATGATCTACACATCCATACAGTCCTTCATTTAAACAAGAACGATAATAATCCTCGTGGTCATATAGGTACTGAATTGGAAAACAAAGCTGAGACGGTTCTTATTATTAGCAAGAATATGCAGAACAACAGCATCAGTGAGGTTAAACCAATGCACATGCGAGATAAGGAGTTCAGCACATTTGCTTTCCATATTGATGACAACAAACTTCCTGTTCTTGACTCTGGCATTTCTGTTACCGTCGTGAAGCGTCAGGAGAAGTCACTTGTCAGCCTTGACAATGAGATACACCAGGAGATTTTAAGCAAAGTGTTTGAGAAAAATTCCCCTACACGATACAACGACTTGGTTAACTCTGTTTCGCAAGCATACGAAGCCGCTGGTTACAAGCGAGGTATCAATGGTATTAAGGACCTCCTTAAACTTCTAACAGGTAAAGGCATTATCGTTAGAGAAAAAGATGGATATGTCTATAAATCAGAGTGTTTTAGGAAATCAGAAACAAGCAAAGCAAGGCAAGTTTAAGGTTTAGGTTTAAAGGGTATATATATACACATATGCGCACACGCACGTACGCACGCACATGTGGGCGCATTTAATCTATAATGAACATGACAATAGAAGAAATAAAGTCTGTTAGTATCTATAATTGGATGAAGGAGAACAATTATGGAACAGGTTCCATTAAGGGCAAGAATGTGTTCTATTGTTCACCATTGCGCTTAGAGAAAACACCTTCATTCGTAGTCAATACCAAGGATAATCTTTGGTATGACTTCGGTACAGGCAGAGGCGGCAATCTGATAAACCTTGTAGAGCGACTTAATCCGTCATGGACGATGCATGAGGTCTTAGGCTATCTCGAAAAGCAAATCAAAGAGAAAAGACTTCAATTCAATGAGGATTATAATGCCAGAATACTGGAGGAAGAAAAGAAACGTCAATGGTTTGAAGGTAAGCGTAGTGAATATCAGGAAAACCACAACCATGAAACGGTTGTTGATATGATAAGCCCCCTCACTCACCCCATACTTCGTGACTATATTATCCAGAGACGTATAGATTTTACCATAGCTCAAAAGTATTGCAGAGAGGTTCATTATTCCTTTCGAGGCAAACGATACTATGCTATTGCCTTCATGAATGTAGCCAATGGCATGGAAGCTAGAAATAAACTAAGCAAACGTTGTATAGGTAAAAAGAGTATTTCAGCCATCTATCCGAAGGAAGTTCCTCAGAAACGATGTTGTATTTTTGAGGGATTCTTTGATATGTTGGCATACAAGACTCTGTATGCTCGAATACCGGACAATGGTGTTACTGTTATAGAACAATGCGATTTCTTTGTCCTTAACGGTGTTGGTGAAGTAAGAGTGCTTTTGCCCTATCTTAAAGAATATGACTCTATCCATTGTTTTCTTGATAATGATGAAGCTGGCAGAACAGCAACAAAGGAAATAGCAAAGGCTTACCCCGGTATTTCCATAGATGAGTCATATAGATACCAAAGTTATAATGACTTAAATGATTTCCTCCTTGAAAAGAAATAGCATTGCATGTATTTCTCTATTTCTGTGGTGGTAACAAATGATGTTGCAAAGGTAATAGCTTTGTCTTCATCTGATCAAGGTCTGGCACTTGTGTATGATGGTAAAATCTCCACACCTTTGGGTAGTATTTGACCACATAACCTTGCTCCATTTGACCAAAGCACCTTTAGAAGGCAACAAATTTGTTTAACCATCCCAGAAGTAGAAGAAATCTACGAAAGGGAGAAAAAAATAATATCGCATGACAACAATTCAATCTATTTTGAGCCGACTGACTGAGGCAGTGAGTGGCACAGACAAGCAACTATTCAATGAGCAGGAGTTGAAAAAGTTCGCTACATTCTATCTTGACAAGTGGGATGAGAACACAAGCGAAGACGTTGTAGCAGAGTCTTTTGTGGACTATTGGTGGAACACTGACAGAACTTGCAGAAGATGCTCTGAATGTGGCAAACTGATGCGTGAGGGGTATTGCGTGGATATGGGTGTAGCCTACTATTGCAGTAAAGACTGCTTGCATACCGACTTCACCGATGAAGAATGGAATGAGGAATGCGAGAACAACGACCAGAGTTATTATACAGAATGGTAATCAATAAAGTACAAGATTATGGCAAATCAAGCAACAACGACCTACAAGGTCACAGGAACACGTAAGGCAGTAAACAACCTTTGGAACACCTTTCAAAGCATGGAGGTTAATAACAAGATCATTTGGTTGAGTGACCTTGCAAAGCATTATGGTATTGACTATGAAGCAAAACAAATCTGCGTCAGAGGTCATATCTATTGGGCTGAGTATGAGGAAGACGAAGACGTATGTCTGCTTTCTTTTGAGACGGAAACAGCATGGGATGCCTGTAATGACATCTTCTTTGAGATTGACAGACTTCTTGGCAGTGAGTTGAGTATATCTTATCGTTGCTGCGAGTGTGGATGTGAGGTCTATTACACACATGATGAGGGCAACTACTTTCCCGAAGAATGTTGTGTCAGCGCATCGGGCAAACCATTTGAGGAATGTTGTGATGATGTTTATGGCACAATCGAGGAAGCAATAAAGGAATGGACTTCAAAGACCGGCATAGAGCAAGGTGAACGAACCAATGAACAGATGATGGACTTTATCAATGAGTATGAGTACGAAAACGATGAGACATATTTCTACATCCGTACTTTCACTTTTGAGTAAATGGACATTCAAATCCTGACGCTTCTCCTGACATATTAAGTTGTCAGGAGGAGCATTAGGGACACTCGTAACCTACGCAGATTGTGTAAACGTTGATACAAGTACACGTGTAGATATGAATACATGTACACACGAATACATGTTGACATGAATACGTTAATACATATATACAAAAAGAAAAATATTATGTCATTGAGAATTATTACATTAGCCAATCATAAGGGAGGCGTATCAAAGACGACTTCCACAGCCTCTATCGGGGCTTGCATGGCACGCATGGGGAAAAAAGTTCTGCTTATAGACCTTGATGGTCAAGCAAATCTTACATTGTATTTTATCCCCAATGAGAATGAAATTGATGCAAGCATCTTTGACTCTTTGGTCGATGGCGCACCCTTGCCAGTGAAGCACGTCAGAGAAAATCTTGACCTTATTCCTTCATCCCTTGAAATGGCAAGTGCAGAAATAGCCTTGACCAATCTTCTGGCAAGAGAACAGTTGCTAAGCAAACTGCTTGAACCAATAAAGCAGAACTATGACTACATTCTCATAGATTGTCCTCCATCATTAGGAATAGTCACTACCAATGCTTTCCTCGCAGCTGATGAAATCATTGTACCTATGACTCCCGAACTTCTTCCGTTGAAAGGTATGAGGATGCTTGATGCCTTCGTTTCCACACTGCAGAGAGTAAAGCCCAACCTACGGCTTGGTGGCGTGTTTATTGCAAGATTCAACCATCGTAAATTGAACAAGGTGGTAGAGCAAGCCGTGAAGTCTCGTTACGAGGCTATCACTATGAAGACTCGCATTCGTGAGAACATTGCTCTGGCAGAGTCGGCAGGTAGTGGTCAAAGCATCTTTGAGTACGACCCTCACTCAAATGGAGCAAAGGACTATCAGGCATTGACAGAAGAGATAATTTCACGTAATCAATGATGACTATGGCACGGAAGAATATGGACATCTTGGTTGGTAATATCCTTGGCGATGCTACCATCCAGCCACAGGAGAAAAATAACAAGACAGATGTGACTTCCAAGGAGAAACAGAATCCTCCCCAAAGTCCTAAAAACAATAAGGCATCTTCCAAAGAATACCAATGGCAGCACTTCTCCTTCATCTGTTCAACTGAACTTGTGGTCAAGGTTCAAGCCATTGCCCACAAGGAAGGTTTCACTATCCGTTCCTTTATGGAATACGTTATGAAACAAGGTGTTGACGCTTATGAGTCGAAGTATGGTAAAGTCAAGAAAATCAGAACAAAAGACATCAAGGAAGTCATGTAAAAATGTGTACGTGTAGCCATGTATACATGAATACGTTGATACATATACACATTGATACATATACACATTGATACATGTACACACGTGGCGTGAATACATGTATATAAAAACAACATATAAATATTATCAAAAATAGAACGACATGAAAATGAAAAAGTATCTTTCAATCGCCATCCTTCTCATGCTGATGGCAACTCCTTTAGTATTCACCTCATGCGGTGGTGATGACCTTGTAGAGGGCATCGAGAACCAGAAACCAACCGCCGAAATATGGATTGAGCCATATCACATTAAAGGCGCATCCGTTGAAGATGTGAAAAGTTACATGGCTTCCCGAATAAACCATTTCACCATGAGCGAACAAGTGTCGGCAGGATGTGTGCAGCTCGTCTACTCAGATAAGAGAACGGGAGCAGGTATTGTCTATAGTTTCTCTCTTGACAGGGCACTTTACTCTGTCATTGACACAGAACCTATTTCAAAAATGGACGCAATCCTTCGTTCATTGCAGCAGAGCTATGAGCTTGTTTCAGAACAATCCGGAGTTTATTTGTTTTCGACAACGGACAAATCAACGGCAATAAGTATTATGCCGGTGAACAAGGATTTTGTCTATGTAAATTATGACTTTATCTCTCGATAAATATATCATAAAACTTGGATGCCACCATTAGGAATTACCTGATGGTGGCTTTTCTCTGAGAGTATAGCAAGGTTTCTCCTTGGAAGTTGCCACTTATAAGTCAAATGTCTTTCCTCTATTTTTGTGAAGAGCACATAAAACGTGGGCGTATCATACATATATATGTTTTTTTAAACACACGACCGCTAAGTTGCTCGTTTACAGATTGACATATACTTCTTGTTCCTATAGATTTTGGTTCCATCTATTCTGCTTCTCATATAGCCATGGATTGGTAATGCTTGTCCTTTGCATCATGTTCCTCCTACTGCATACCTCTGCATACAGTTGCTTCCTCTGGCACTCATTGGTATATTCCATCGTTCCGTGTTGCCACATTCTTAAATGAGGTGTGGCTTTCGTGTCTTTCTTTGGGCTTGCTATTCTTGGAGCATTACCTCTTGCTTGAACTTTTAATGTATAGCCATCCTTTGCTTGAACCTCTGCTGTATTTTCTTGTCACCTTTTCGATTTGAATTTTTTGAACGAAGTTCCCACACTTAGTTTTTCCGCTGCGAAGTTAGTACAAGCCACATTGCTGCAAGTACCAGATGCCCTATTCTCAGAATTATTTCAAAAACTTTTTCGTCTGATACTCATCCATAAAACTTTTCTTGCCTGAAGGTGAAATAATTTGATAATTCCTTGCTTCTCATGTTTTCCTTGCCAACTCTGGGGGCATCGTAAAAAATAAATGTTTCACTTCTAAAAATTCAAATTATGAAAAAGATGGAAAATACTTTCGCAGTAACAGGTTTCGTAGGTAAGGATGCAAGCATCCATCAGTTCTCAACCGCAAGCGTAGCTCGCTTCTCACTGGCTATCAGCCGAATCGAGAAGAACGGTGAAGAAAACACACGCACCTCAGCCTTCATGAATGTAGAGGCATGGCGCAAGAACGAGAACACCTCGTCATTCGACCGCTTGGTCAAGGGAGCACTCCTTACTGTAGAGGGCTACTTTAAGCCAGAGGAATGGCAGGATGCAGAAGGTGTCAAGCATAGCCGAGTAATACTCGTGGCAACCAAGTTCTATGAAGCAGAAGAGAAGGAGGAAACTCCAGTATCTCAGAGAACTAAGACCAAGAAGGATAAGTAA